TTGGCTGGACAAGATTGCTGAGATCGAAGCTCGCTTCCCATACCCAGAGGTCTAAACGATGCCAGCCGAAATGATTTGGAACGCGATCCTTACCGTTGGCCTTGGCCTGATCGGGGGCATCCTGCGTTATGCCTTTGGCGAAATCCAGCGGCTGCAAATCTTGTTGAACCGTACGCGGGAAGAGCTTGCCAAAGAATATGTTACCAAAATGGAGGTCCATGCGGACATTAATCGTGTTATTCTCCGCATAGACAACCTTGACGCCAAGATTGAGCGGCTACTAGAAAGGCTCATCAAATGAAAGAAACACTTCTTTGGCTTTTGTTTGCCGCCGCCTTGGTGGGCATCCTTGTGATGTCCAAGGATGGTTTCTACCGCTACCCATGCCAAGACCCGAAAAACTGGTCAACGCAGCAATGCCAACCCCCTGTCTGCACAGCCTCAAATTCCTGCCCCGAAGAGCTAATGGGAGATCGAAATGGCAAAAGGTGACGCCGCATTTTTGGAAGCAAAACTGCGATATTTCATTGGGATATCCCTGACCTTCATTCTTGGCGGGACGATCTTCACCATTCTTTATTCGCTGGTTTTCGTGACGCAGCCAATGGGCGAAAGCTCTGAAAACGACCGCAAGTTTTTTGAACTGCTGACTCCAATTGCATCGTTCATCGTCGGGGCCTTGGGCGGCGTTCTTGCGGCAAGCAACAACAAGCCCCAGAAGGAAGAGGAGAAGGAAGAATGATTGCGCTTCTTGGTAGCCTATTAGGTTTCGGCACATCGTTCCTGCCGCAAATCCTTGGCTTCTTCCAACAGAAGCAAGAGCATAGGAACAAGATTGAGACTATGCGACTGCAAGGTGAGATGGCGGCACAGGGTGTGCAGCTTCAACTGCAAGTCATGGACAAGCAGGCTGAGATTGAGGAAACAAAGGCGATATACAACTATGCTAACCCTTCTTCTGGATTTGCTGCACAGCTTGCATCCAGTGTCCGTCCTGTTATCACCTATATGTTTTTTGCTCTATTCATGGCAACCAAGGTCGTGATCATGGTCAAGGTAACGGAACAGGGTGGAGATTGGATGTCCGGCGTTGACCTGATGTTTGACGACGAAACCAAAGGACTATTCGCTGCGATTATTTCGTTCTGGTTTGGTAACCGCGCTGTCAGCAAGTACATGGGTAAAAAATGATCCTGACCAAAGACCACATCATCCACATCCTGCATGGTAATGCGGATGCTGCGGCTTGGGCCGATGCTGCGGTGGAAATCCTGCCCAAGTACGAGATCAACACCCCCAACCGTATTGCGGGATTTTTCGCGCAAACGGGCCATGAGAGCATGAATTTTACGGCGCTGTCCGAAAATCTGAACTACCGCGCCGAAACCTTGGAAAAGCTTTTCTCCAAATATTTTTCCAAGGCCGGACGCAACGCCGCTGACTATGCCAAGCAGCCGGAGAAGATTGCCAACGTGATCTATGCCAACCGCATGGGCAATGGCGACACTGCGTCTGGGGATGGTTTTAAATTTCGTGGGCGAGGCGTGATCCAGTTGACGGGCCGCGATAACTACAGCGCCTTTGCCTTGTCCATAAAGATGACGCTGCCGGATGTGATCGACTACGTCCAGACCAAGAAGGGGGCGCTGGAAAGCGCCTGCTGGTATTGGAACAGCCGTAAGATCAACACGGCCTGCGACGAGGGCGACATTGTCAAGATGAGCAAGCTGGTGAATGGGGGGACCATTGGCCTTGAGGATAGGCGCAAGCACTACGAGGCGGCACTGACCGTTCTGGGTGGTGCAGTTCCGGCACCCATTGCCAACGCGGCAACCATTCCTGGCGTCCTTAAGAAAGGTTCCACGGGGGAAAACGTCAAGCGGATGCAAGCTGAACTGGGTCTTGAAGCTGATGGCGTGTTTGGCTCTGGCACCGAAAGCGCCGTCAAAAAGTGGCAGGCCGCCAACGGTCTGGCTGCTGATGGCATCGTCGGACCTAAGACATTGGCTAAACTGCTCGGATGATGTAAGGTCATCGCAGACACAGGGGTGACGGCATGGCTGGCTTGACTTACACCACATACAAGACGCAGATCGCACAGATGGCGGTCGTGGCGGAGGATGACCCAAACTTCTTGGCCATCCTGCCCATGATGATCGACTATGCCAACCTTCGCATTTGCCGCGATCTGGACTTGTTGTTCACGTCCGTGTCTCTGCACGGCTTGGGGTACAAGTTGTCGGCGGGCAATCGGAACCTGTCATTTTCGCAAGACTTGGGTAACGGCACATCCTTCGTGGTCAGCGAACAGATCAACCTGATCACCCCCGCTGGTGACATTGACCCCGACCTTGCAACCCGCACCCCGCTGATGCCCACCACCAAAGAGTTCTTGGATGCGGTCTACGGGTCGTCACTGCCACCAAATCAGGGCCAGCCGAAGTATTTTGTGCCGTTCAACGACACGCTGTTCCTTGTCGGACCCGTGCCTGATGTGGACTATTACGTTGAAGTGGTTGGCACGATCCGCCCAGCGCCGCTGGCTGCCGCTGTGCCGACAACCTTCATCAGCCAGTACTTGCCCGACCTTCTGGTGATGGCGTCGATGATCTACATCTCAGCCTACCAGCGGAACTTTGGCAAAGAAAGCGACGACCCACAGATGGCGCAGAGCTACGAAAACCAGTACCAGTTGCTGTTGAAGTCGGCTGGTGTCGAAGAGGCCCGCAAGAAGTTCGAAAGCGCGGCATGGTCGTCCCAAGGTCCGGCAACCGTTGCCAGCCCAACACGAGGCTAACAGATGCCCCATGCAAGCCTAAAGCTTATCCCAGGTGTTGATCAGAACCGCACTCCGGCCCTGAACGAAGCTGCTGTTTCTGAAAGCAACCTGATCCGCTTTATGCCAGATCGGCAGGGTTTAGGCTTGCCCCAAAAGCTTGGCGGCTGGACACGGTTCATTCAAAACGCGCAGTGGAACACTGTTCGCGCTCTCCACGCATGGTCCGACATCAACACCCACAAGTATCTGGCAATTGGGGCTGACAACTCTTTGTTTGCCAGCGAAAGCGGCGGCACAGGCATCAACATATCGCCGCAATACTACACGGCCAACATAACAACCGACTTCACCACCGTCAGCGGAAGTTCGGAAGTTGTCATCACAGACACCAACTCTAACGTTTCATCGTACGACTCAATCTACATTCAGACGCAGGTCAGCGTGGGCGGTCTTGTGCTGTTTGGGTTTTACCCATGCCAGCAAAATGGTGCAAACACATACAGCATCTTTGCCAAGAATGTCATCGGAACGCCAACGTTAGCCACATCAAGCGTCTCCAATGGCGGCGCTACCCCTGTCTTCAAGACGACAACCAACCCGTCCACTCAGACGGTAACTGTCACATTGGCCGACCACGGGTATGCTGTCGGGTCTACCTTTCCAGTTTTGGTATCCACAAACGTGGGCGGCCTTTCTCTGTTTGGGAACTATATTGTCACAACGGTTACAAACAGCAGCACCTTTACGATTGCCGCAGCAAGCGCGCCAACCAACGTCCTGACCATCACATCCGCAAGTTGGCTGGCATCGGTTGCCACCATCGGCGTAAGTGGGTCTGCGATCATTCCAATTGGCACCTCGGTGGTCGTGGCTGGCATGACCCCCGCTGGCTACAATGGGACGTACACCGTCACGGCGTCCTCCGCCGGATCGTTCAGCTACACGCTGGCCAGCAACCCTGGCGCTGCAACTGTCTTTGGAACCGTTACCGCAGACGCCACAACCTACAAAATGAACAGCGGCCTGTCGCGGATAAATTACTACATTGGCCAACAGCCGACGACACCGCCGATTGGTTATGGCGCTGGCGGCTACGGGGACGGCGGGTACGGCACTGGAGTTGTATTCACTGGCACAGGCAGGGTCTACACGGGTATCACCATTGTCGGAAATGGCACCACGGCAACCGTCACGTTGCCAACCAATGTCTATGTTCCCGCCGGAACCCGCGTCACCGTCAGCAGTTCAACAAACTTTAATGGCACTTACACGGTTGTCAGCGGCACGGCTGGTACGTCTTCCAGCACTTTTGTCATAACCGTTGCTGGCGTGTTTACAGATACGGGGACGACAATCACCGTGACGGCGTGGGGCTTTGAAATGCCCACGCTTACCGAGCCAGACTGGGCGCTGGACAACTGGGGTGAATATCTGATCGCATCGCCCCACGCTGGGGAGATTTTTTACTGGAACCCGTCAGATACGAGTGGTCACGCGGTTGTTGTGCCTAATGCACCTTTGGTCAACGAAGGCTGTTTTGTGTCCATGCCAGAGCGCCAGATCATCGCCTTCGGCTCCACATTCACAGGCTTCCAAGACCCACTGCTTGTGCGGTGGTGTGATGTCGGCAACTTCACCAATTGGGTTGGCACGGTCACCAACCAAGCGGGTTCGTATCGTATCCCCAAGGGTTCCAAGATTGTCGGTGCCATTCAGGGTCCGCAACAGGGCTTGCTGTGGACCGACCTTGCCCTGTGGTCGATGCAATACATCAACCTGCCGCTGGTCTACTCGTTCAACGAAGTTGCGTCTGGCTGTGGCTTGGTGGGCCGGAAGGCCGCCGGAACGCTGGCTGGCACCGTCTACTGGATGAGCCAAAGCCAGTTCTTCAAGCTGTCGGGTTCTGGTGTGGAACCCGTCCAATGCCCGATCTGGGATGTGATCTTCCAAGACATTGACACAACCTATTGGCAAAACGTGGTGTGCGCCCCGAACTCTCGCTTTGGTGAGATTTCTTGGTATTACCCCACCATTGGGTCCGGCGGTGTTGCAACCAAATACGTCAAGTACAACGCCCTGACAAATCAATGGGACTTTGGCACACTGACCCGCACGGCGTGGATTGACCAAGGCGTGAACGGCCCGCCGATTGGCGCTGGTGGCGATTACAACATCTACCAGCACGAAACGTCGAACAACGCCGATGGTGCGCCGATCAACTCGTTTTTCCAGACGGGTTACTTTGCCATTCAAGATGGCGAACTGAAGACCTTCTTGGATCAGGTGTGGCCGGACATGAAGTGGGGCCTCTACAATGGAACCCAAGGGGCCACCGTGACCATCACATTCTACACGGTAGACTACCCTGGCGACACGCCACGGACGTATTCCTTCACGGTTACGCAAGGCACCGACTTTGTCACCCCAAGGTTCCGCGCGAGGCTTGTGGCGATCAGGGTTGAAAGCAGCGACCTGAACTCATTCTGGCGGCTTGGAAACATCCGATACCGTTACCAACCTGATGGGAAATTCTGATGTCATCGCTCTCAGACATTCTTACCGCCGCAAAGAACATCGTCACCGCCATCAATGGCGTGGGTCAGACTTACCTCAAGGTTCAGGGGGCCATCAGGTCAAACACCTTAACCGCCACTGCCTTGGTGTCGTCTGGGCAGGGCCGCTTGGCGTCTGTCAGCGTGATTGTGGCCGGATCGACTGACGCCATGATCTACGACAGCAACATTGCCACTTCCCTGACCAACGCCCTTGCCGTTGTGGATAACCTCCTTGGCGTCACAGTGATCAACATGCCCTACAACAACGGACTGGTAGTGGTCCCCGGCACGGGCATGACCCTTGTCGTATCGTACTCGGAAGGATAACGAGATGTCTCAAAAGCAAGTCGCAGCGGCAGCCCTCCGCACCGCCCGCGCCACTGGGGGCAAGGTCCACAAGGGTGCCATCCATAGCTCTGTGGCGGGCCGCACGGACCACCTGCCGATGCACGTTGCCTCTGGCTCCTACGTCATCCCCGCCGACATCATCTCGGCGATGGGCGAAGGCAACAGCATGGCGGGCTTCAAGATCGCCAAGGACATCTTCAGCGTCAAAAACATCACTAAGGGTACGCCCTACGGTGAAAAGGGCCTGCCATACAGCGTATCCGCGCCGCGCAAGGCTGGTGGTGGGGGCGCTGACAGTGGTCAGGCAGCCAATAGAACAACTGGTGGTGGCGGTGCTGATATGGGAAGGGCTGCTAATCCTGCGCCAGCGGCGCGTCCTAACCCAGTGGTACGTCCCCAGTCCCGTCCTGTTGCCGCGCCAGATCGGGGCAACAACAACATGAACACGCAGGTTTCCACCAGCAGCGCACCCGCACAGGCCGACCGCTACACGGGCCTGTGGGACATGATCAACGGTGGCGGCAAGGGCGCTGGCTACACAAACCTTGGCGACATGTTCAACGGCGGCGGCATGAACGCTTCGCGCAGGGGTCCAACCACTGGCGTTGTGGCCCCCGCCGCTGGCACCGCCGCAGGCCCCGCAGAAACGCCATATCAAGGTACCTTCTTCAACAAGATGAAGCCTTTGCTTGGTGCGATTGTGGGGACTGGGATGGGCATTGGGCCAGTGGCTGGCTACACGGCGGGCAAGGGGTTTCAAAAGGACGATCAGGGTCAATCAAAAGTTGGCAGTTTCTTTGGAATGGCTGCTGGTGGTGCAACTGATGGGGTGCCAATTGTGGCCGCTGGCGGGGAGTATGTTATTCCGCCGGAAGATGTTGTACATATCGGTGGTGGCGACTTGGACCACGGACACAAGGTCTTGGATGCTTTCGTGAAAAAGATGCGTCAGAAAACCATCAAAACACTGCAAAGCTTGCCTGGTCCTAAAAAGGATTAAGTATAAATGACCCAAATCTACGTCCGCGAGGGGATTGCTGAAGACTTCAACGAAGTGATGCGTATGTCCATCGACGCCACCCGCGAAAATGCCTTCGTGGAGCCGGACATTCCAATGTTGCAGAACCACATATATGCGGCGCTTACCAAGCAGATGGGCTTGGTTGGCGTCATCGGGGGCGATGCGGGCGAACCACTGGAGGCCATGATTATCTTGAGGATCGGGTCCATGTGGTATAGCCACGAGAACATCTTGGACGAGAAGGCAATCTATGTCGCGCCAGAATTTCGGTCGGCAAAAGGCGGTCGCGCCCGCAAGCTTGCGGAGTGGGCGAAGACCGTTTCAGAAAAACTTGGTATTCCTCTGGCAATTGGGGTATTGTCGAACACAAGGACTGAGGCGAAAATCCGTCTCTACGAACGTGTGTTCGGCGCTCCGGCTGGGGTCTACTTCCTGTACAACGCCAAAACGGGCCTGACTGAAGGATAAACGGAATGGGCGGCAAGAAGGCAACAACGACCTCTAAGGTTACCATCCCGCCAGAGGTTTTGGAACGTTACAACGCTGTCAACAAGCGGGCGGAAACCGCTGCCGCCACGCCATACGAGGCGTTTGGCAAGACTGCGTCAGATTATGTCGCCCAACTGAACGCCCAACAGTACGCTGGCTTCAACGACATCAACGCCACGGCTGGGTCTTATCTGCCGTACATGACCCAAGCCACGGAAGCCACGCAGGCAGGCTTGGGGCCTGCCTACGAGGGCATCGACAACTACATGTCGCCCTATATCAAAAACGTGGCAGACACCACTGGGGCATACCTGCGCCAGCAGCAAGAGCAAGCCCAGTCCGGCGCGCTTGGCAACGCCATTTCGTCTGGGGCCTTCGGTGGTGATCGCGCGGGCATTGCCGCAGCCAACCTGCAACAGCAGAACCAAATGGCTTACGGCAAGACGATGGCCGACATTATGAACCAAGGCTACACGCAGGCTCTTGGGGCCTCTCAGGCCGATCTGGCGCGCCAGTTGCAGGGCGGGTCGCAGTTGGCCCAACTTGGCGCTCAGTCTCAACAGTTGGGCCTACAGGGCGCACAGGCCAAGATCGCGGCTGGCACCATGCAACAGCAGACCGAACAGGCCAGCAAAGACGCCATGATCAACCAGTTCATGCAAGAAAAGGGTTACCCATTCCAGACGGCACAATTCCTTGCCAACATTGCAATGGGAACTGGCGCGGCTTCGGGCAGCACCACCACGACCCAGACCCCGCGCAACTGGCTGGGCTTTGCGTCTGGCGGTGCCGTTGAGGGTTATGCGGACGGCGGCGGTGTTGCTGGGCCGCGCACCTACACGCAGAGCGGCATTGGCGGCGCAGGTTACGTCCCCGCTGCCGACCTTCCCGTTGGCCAGTTGATGATTGCCGATCCGCCAGAGCAAAGCCAAGGAAAAGGCACAGAAGAAATCATCAAGATGATCACGATGGCTATGGGCGCTGCCCGTGGCGGCGCGATTGATCAGCGGCATGGGTATGCGCTGAGTGGAGGTGTACCCAGTGGGCTTGTTATGAACCCCATTACCCGTAAGTTGGAGCTTCGGGGCCGCACTTCAAATGACCCTATGGTTGTTCCAGTTAGCGCCGAAGCGCCCGCTGGTGGTGTTGGTGCTGGGGCAACCACGCCCGCCGTAACGCCACCCACGACCACATCAAATGGCGTGATCCCGCGTCTCCGTCCTGATCAACAGCCAAACCGTGGCATACCGCTTCTTACGCAAGCGAATTATGGCATGTCAGAACCAGAGTTCAAAAACTACACGTCCCGCAAGTACAACACGCCAGCCGAAGCTGCGGTTGGGGCTAACGATTATTATGAAATGGCGGGCAAAGGTGTTGGGGACGCTGCGTCTATCCAACACGCAAACCGCGTCTATACCGCCATCCAAAACGGCGGCGAAGGTTTGATGCCCAACGAACTGGCGCTGTATAACCACTACAAGGAAAAAGGCTGGAATGACGACACCCAGATTGCTGGCATGATCGGTCGTTTCAACGTCGAAGCTGGCGAGGGCATTAATCCCAACGCGCGCAACACCCTTGGTGGCGGCTACGGTACCTACGGCATCATGCAGGCCCGTGGCCCACGTTTTGAAAGGCTGGCTGCGGCTGGCGGACTATCTCCTGCTGACCTTGAGGCAATGCCTGTTACCCACGGGCTGTCGTCTGGCGTAGCTGGCGGCGACAACCTGAACACGCAGATTTCCACTATGGACGCGCAGGATTACACTGGCGGCGTCAAGCCCTACGAAGACCGTAACTTCCTTGGAAAGTTCTTCTATAACCGTGATGGCTCTATGAACCAGAATGCGTTGTTGTCAGTGCTGATGGGAGTTGGCAAGGCGGCTGAAGCCCAAACAATTTCTCCGCTAGGTGGCATCCTGTCTGGCATCGGTGGCGGCGCAGAAGCCTATAAGGGCCTACAGAAGCAAGCTGCTGACATTGGGCTTACCAAGGCGCAAACAACAACCGAAGCCCTCCAGTTCCTCAAGAACTCGATATACTATGATCAGAACCTTGGAATGTCTCTTATCCCGCTTGAAAATGGCAGTGTTCAAAATCTTGCTGATTTTATGGTTAATCCGGCAGGGCCTGCAATGGGTGGGGTTGCTATGGATGAAGTGGTCCGTAGCATTGTGGGTGGCGCAGCAAGCAGGGGCGTTGATCTTACAACGGCAACACCAGAGGAAATATTGTCTGGCGCAACATTGCCGCCGGATCAAGGCCCTGTGGCGCGACCAATTCCGCCAGCGCCTGAAATCACTACGTCACCACTTCCAGATGCTGGCCTACCAATTCCTCAAGTGGTTTCGCCGTATGAAAGTTTTGGAACCTTCCCCATAGGCGATGCCGAACAAGCTTACATTGCTCAAGCAGACACAAGGTCGCGTATGCCTATGAACCAGATTGAAAGGCAAGCCGCTATTGAGCGGGCCGAAGCATCTCGTGCTGCGGCAGACGCTGGCACGGCGTCATCAAGCCTTGCCTTCAGAAATACGAACGAACTGGCGGCAACAGTTGCCAAGGCAGCGGCAGCCAATGATCTGGGTCCACTAGGCGGCGTCATATCAACCTACGAAGGTCTTGCCTCCCAATTGGCTGGCACGTTTGGTATCCAGTACGATGGAAGCGCAGCGACATCTCAGGCGCTGCTAAACAAACTTTCGTCCCTTAGCGCAGACCAGATGACCGCAGACACGGCGGCGGCTTCACTGTACCTGCAAAACAAGAACATCTTCCCAGACATCACTTCAAACGCAACCGCTGCCGCTGAGATAACAGCAGAGATGCTGACACGGAACATGTTGGCATACGAAAAAGGCCAATATATCAACGACCTTTATCGCGCTCAAAAAGGTGTGGTTAAGGATTTGACTGGTGCGGATGCTTTGTTCAACAAGCAAGCTGGTAACATTTATCAGGGTGAAAAAGCAAACATTGCTGAACTCTTGAAGTACGCCGGAGACGCAGAAGCTGATGCAGAAGTGAAGCAACTTGTTGTTGATTTCTTTGACAGCGCAAACAAAGGTGCCTTCAAGGATCAGGCGGATGCACAAGCTGCCCTTGAAGCAATCTTCACCATTCTGCCTGGCCAGCACAATGTCTCAAGCGGCCTTGGCCGTTACTTCGTTCAATAAGAAAGGTCTTGATCATGGCAGGCGAAGGCATCACGTTTAAGACCTTTGGTAGCGAAGGTTCTGGCGCTCCAACTGGTGACCAAACCCCAGCGCCTCTGGGCGGAAGCTTTGCTGAACGCGCAGCCAAGATCAAAGAAAGAATGGCAACCCAAGATACAAGTGGCGGAGCGCCAAACCGCGCCGTTGCCTATGGAAATGCCATGTTGGAGAACCTAAGCAATGGCCGCGCACCGCAGGGTGAAATCCCAGCGGCGGATTATGCCAAAATGTCGTGGGGCGAATATCTTCCCAAGGTTGGCGAAAACTTGGTGCCAAGCTCCATTGAGGCTCTGAAGGGCATGGGGAATGCCATCATCCATCCCGTTGAAACTGCATCTGCAATCGGCCAGATCGGTCAAGGCTTGGGGTCTAAAGCGTTGGACACGGCTGGGGAAGCTATTGGCTATGGCCCTGTGCTTGATCCCGCCAAGAAGGCAGAACGCGAGGCTATGGCTAATGCCTTGTTGCAATCCTATAGTGGTCGCTATGGCGGTGGTGAAGAAGGCGAGTTCTGGAAACACCTTGCTGAAGACCCAGCGTCTTATTTGACCGATGTTGCCTCGGTGGCGTCCCTTGGTGCTGGCAGTGCGACAAAGCTTGGGTTGCTGGACAAGGCCAGCAAGGCAGGCAAGGTTGCCAAGTTTGCTGAAAACCTTGACCCAGTTCAGGCTGCCATGAACCTTACAGGCAAGGCAGCATCCACGGTGGGCAAGGTTGTCCCTTACGGCTTGATGCTTGGGCAAAACGCATTTAGCGGCATTCCCTTGAAAATTCTCAACACTGCACGACAAGCGGCGCTAAGTGGCGACCCTAAGAAAATTGAAGCTTTCATGTCTTCGATCAAGGGAAACCCAAACTTTTCTGGGGAAGCAATTGATGCCTTGGAAGGTTCCATTGACAACATGGCTGAAAAGGCCAGCAATTCTTATATGACGGACAGAAAAACAGCTTTTGCCCGCACAGAACCTGTTGACATGGAAGACCCAACAGCCGCCAGAAATGTGGTTGAAGACATGATTACCCCGCAAGGGGTTCTGCAAGCACCCGTGGCGTATGCGCCTGATGATATGAAGGAAGCAAGAGCGGCGTTAGACCAGATTGACAACGTGCTGACCCATCCTTCGGGCAATGCAAATACCATTCAAGAACTGGATGTGGTAAAAAAGAACATCGACAAAATTGCCAAAAGAATTGCTGATCCAGCTTTGAGAAGCCGTGTGCAGGCTATGTCTGGTGAACTTGTTGATGCGATGGCATTCACCGATCCTGCCTATGGCAAAATGATGAGGGGGTGGTCTGAATGGAAGCGTCAGCTTAACAACGTCAGGAAGGAGTTTGGCACCAAGGCCATGTCTGACGTTGCGCGGACACGGAAACTTGCAAGGGCGTTTTCTTCTAAAAGTGGAAACGAGATGTTCAATCGTCTTGAGGGAACCCCCAGTGGGGAAAACCTTCGGTATTCTCTTGCCGGAGATGCCATGAAAACTTATAGCAGCGACCGCATTCATAACCTTGTTGCTGGGTTGGGTGGCCTTGGCGGTATTGGACTTGCTATGGGTTACCACCCCGCTGCTGCGTTAGCTGCTGTCCCACCTGCCTTGCTGGCATCGCCAAAGCTTGGTGGATTGTCGCAATATGCCTTGGGTCGTGCGGAGCGGGCCGTCAACACAAAGGCGCGTGGGGCTGCTGATCTTTTGGCACCACCTGTGATGACCAACGTTGCATCTCAAGTTGGTTCTGCCCTTGAGGATAACCGCCAAGGCCGCAAGTCGGGTGGCCGCGTGTCTTCGCATGATGCGGACGCAGACCAGTTGGTGCGGGCCGCAGAACGTGCTAAGAAGGGCTGGAGCGCCGAAACCGAACCGCTGCTGAACCAAACCGATGACGCGGTGGCCCACGCCCTAGAAGTTGCGAACAGGAGCATCTGATGACCACGACAAACAAGGGCCTTACAGACCCCGCCAACGGCTCCCTGAACTGGGACACGCCCCTGAACGCCAACTTTGACATCATCGACAAGGCGTTCGGCGGCACAGTGTCCAAAAACGTCACGGCCCTGACGGGGACAATAACCCTTGCCGAAGCGGACTATCAGAACATGACCATCGTGTTCACGGGGACGATTGGCGCAAACCTGATCTACCAAGTGCCATCGGGCGTTGGCGGTCAGTGGCTGCTTATCAACCAGACCACGGGTGCATTCACGCTGACCTTCCGCACGGCAGCCGCCGGAACCTCGGTCGTGGTCCCGTCAGGCGCAAACGTCACCGCGTACTCAAACGGAACCAATATCTACTTTGAGAACGCCTTGGTCAGCCCGATCATTGTTGGCGGTGGCACCCAAAGCTGGACAATCACCTCCAGCGGCACAAACCTGACGTTCTCTTACAATGGGGTGGCCAAGTTCCGCCTGCAAAGCGATGGGGCCTTTATTGCCGCTGGTGATGTCACGGCATATGGAGCGCCGTAATGACACTACCATCGGGCGGAAATGGTGCGCCAATTACCCTTGCTGAAGTCCAAACGGAGTTCGGGGGGGCAAACCCTATCAACATGTCCGAATACTACCGTGGTGGCCCCTACGTCACCGCCAACAACACAAACGTGCCAACCTCTGGTGCCATTTCTCTGAGCAACTTCTACGGTGCAAACAAGAGTTTCATCGTTACCATATCGTCCAACTCGACCAACGTTGATGTGGCCGCGCTTCTGACGAACGCTGGCTGGGACGGCAATCGGTTCTTTCAAGTGACCATTGACGCTGGCGTCACTGCTTATGCCACATCTACAGGGGTCGCTGGACTAACCATCAACGGGTCTTACCCTCTCGGCTTCACCATCGTGAACAACGGCGCGATCATGGGTGCTGGCGGCGCTGGTGGTGTTTATTCTACATTTAATGGCGGCGCTGGTGGCCCAGCCCTGTCCATCACAAACTCGTCCACAACAGCACCAATGTCGGTCGTGAACAACTCCGGCGCTTACATAGCTGGTGGTGGCGGTGGCGGCGGCGGTATGAATAACTACGGCGAAATGTACGGCGGTGGTGGCGGGGGCGCAGGGGGCGGTTCTGGGGGTCAAACGCTACAAGCCCGCGCAATGGCCTTTGGTGGCGCTACAGTCATGGGTTCCCCAGGCTATGGCGGCGGCATCGGCGCATCTGGCGGCGGCGGTTCTGGTTACAACTGTAACGGGTCTTCTGGTGGTGGTTCTGGCGGTGGTGGTGGTACATGGCGCAATGACGGCACATCATCCACAAGAAACGGTGGTAGCTCTGGTGCTGGCGGCGGGCGTATCCTACCTGGTTCTGGCGGCGCTGGTGCAAGCGATAGTGAAACTGCTGGAAGTGGCGGTAGCGCAGGGGCCGCTGGCGGAACTGGTGGTGGTGGCGGTGGTGGCGGTGGTTGGGGTGCTGCGGGTGGCGCTGGCCCGAACGGCGCAACTGGCGGCGCAGGCGGCGCGGCTATCACCAAGAACGGCAGCACCGTGACTGTGACAAACTCTGGCACCATCTACGGCAGCGTTGTCGCTTAACTGTCGCGGCTAACCTCGGCCTTGATCTTGCCGATGTGCATGGTGTTCAGCAGAACCATGCCAACAGAATAGAAGCCCGCGTTGTCTGACTTGCGGTAGAACTCTTCAGCGATGATGAAATCGCGTTCGTTCAGGTCTTCCAAAAGTTCTTCGATGCTGCTGACAGGGTATTCGCAGATCACTTGGTGGACCAGTTCGCCCTTGCGGGATGGCATGTTCAGCGTAATCAAGAACCTCATCGGCGGAATAACCTCATAACTTCGCGCTCAAGGTGGGGCCGGATCAGGGCGGGTGCCTTGTCCAGCGCCGCACGGCGCGCCTCTTTGGTCTTTAGCTTGAGAACCGCCGTTGCGCCATCGAAAATGTATTTGCTGCACACGGACTGGATGCCAGCGTCTTCGCTCTCCAGCGCCACCTTACCCATCAGCACGGCTTGGATACGGTCGCTGGGCCGCCTACCGCGCCATATAGGCATGAAGTGCCTCCCACGCGGCGTCTACCCCCAGCGCCACGCAAACGAAGCACCCAGCGTCCTGTGCGGCCCTCAGATAGGTAAGCTGCGCTGTGCGAAGCTCCGACTGGGTGTGGTCGCGGCGCTTAAGCTCACAGACGAAGGCCGGAGCGCCAGGGATGAGGATGTCGGGTGCGCCTGCGGTCATGCCCTCGGCCTTGTGCGTGGCGGCCTCCAGATGCGTCCTCTTGCCCTCGTTGCGGACGTGGAACGCGATGATCCCAAGCGTGTCGGGATATTCGCGGCGGAGGCGGTTAAAAAATGTGACCTGCTCCAAAGCTTCCTTTGGGCAGGCCCCACGGTAGTTCAGGTCGCCGTAGACCCTTATGTCATTCGGGAGGTTCATCCGCTGGCCCATTGTAGCCCAGAACGGTGTAGAAGTTCGTCTGGGGATTTAATTTATAAGTAATCGTCTTGGGCTTTACCCCACCAAGCGCACCAAACTGGTTGGTTTCCCGAACGGATGCGGGATGCTTGGGGTGACGCATGACCCAGTACGAGAATGACCTGTATTCGGTCACCACGTCAACCTTCAATGTCGCGTTGCCGCTGCGGGACAGGGCGTTCTTCACGTCAAACAGGATCACGGTGTCGGTCTGGCGCTGCGTGGGGTCTTTCTTCATGGCCTTGAACGCCAGCTTCAGCTTGTCGTTTGGGTTGACGATCTCGCCCTTGCAGGTGGAGCAATGCCGTGCCGCGATGTCGTTGTCGGCCTTGCAGTGGGGACAGGGCTTGGATGTCCAGCGGTAGCCGCACTGGACGCGCTCACCAGCCACCGTGTCGGATGCGCGGCAGCGGCGACCGAAGTGGGCTGGCATTGCCCCCCACTCGGTGGTGATGCGGTTGTTGTCGAGGTCCAAGAAATATCCGTTTTCGTCGATGGGATATCCCTCCTTGTTGGGGCGGGCGATAAACTCGTTCTCGACGCCGCACCACTCGCATTCGCAGGTAACAAACTCGGCCTCTTGGGTACCTTTTTTGGCCTTGACCTTGGGGTTAAACACGTCCCCATCGGGGCAGTGGCGGGGCAGGTTTTCGGCGTAGTCAAGAACCACGCAGGTGTCCTTGCCCTCGTCCACGCGCAGGCCCCGACCGATAATCTGTTGAAGCAGGCCCACGCTTTCGGTCGGGCGCAGGATGGCAATCATGTCAACGTGGGGCGCGTCGAACCCAGTGGTCAGAACAGACACGTTGACCAGATACTTGATCTTCTTGGCCTTGAAGTCCGCAATGATCTGCTTGCGCTCCGGCTTGGGCGTGTCTGCGGTGACCAGCGCCGACAGTTCGGGGGGCAGGGATGCCATACACTCTTTGGCGTGTTTGACCGTGGCGGCAAAGATCATCACGCCACGCAGGTAAGCGGCCTGATCCACGATGTCGGCCATGATGGCGGCAGTCTTTCGGCCATGCCCGTGGAACGCGCGGTCGATGTCGGCGGCGTCAAACTGGCCACGGCTGTTCAGTTCCAAGCCAAGCGTCTGGTACCCAACGGCCCCAGCCTTCCCGATGGTGGGCTTGGTCAGGAAGCCCTGTTCGATCAGTTCGTAGGCTTGAATGCGGTAGACGCAAGCTTCGAAGTAGGGGTCTTTGGTCTGGTCTTCGCGGACGGGCTTACCGTCAGCCCAATACTTGAAGATGTAGCCCGTGTTCATGCGGTACGGCGTGGCGGACATCCCCATCACGCGCAGCATGGGGTTCACCTTCCTGATCTCTTCCACGATCTCTTTGACCGTGTTGGTCAGGCCGTGGCATTCGTCGATCACGACCGCCGCAAACTCGCTGCCAAACCGCTTAATGGAATTGATCACGGTGCCAGGCGTCCCAAAAACCACGGGGTGGCGCAGGCTTTTCTCTCCGGCGCTGGCCGAGAAGATCGAACACTTAGCGCCCGTCAGGCGGAACTTGTCAGCGTTCTGGTTGACCAGTTCGGCGCTGGGGGCGAGGCACAGGATGTGCTTGCCCTTGGAAATGCCGTGGATGGTGTCGGCCAGTGCCGCGATGATGTGGGACTTACCCGCCCCCGTGGCTGCTTCGATGCAGCACGGGGCGGTGTTTCTCTTGATCCAACGAATGATCTCGTCGTGGGCTTCTTGCTGGTACGGGCGTAGGGTCATGGTCATCTCCGTGGTTGGTGCCGTGATTATTGCCACTTTTAATACGAAGACGCAACAGTTCTTTTCTTGTATTCCCTGACCGCCTCAACAATTTTAGCAAGCGCGGGTGCGCTGTTCTTGTTCAACGCCTGTGTGACGTAGTTGAACGAGAAACCAAGCGCATCGTTGGCGGCCTTCTGGTTAGGGAAGGTGACGCCTTCGATGGTGATGGGCTGGGGTTGACCGCGCTTGCACCCTTGCGGTTTTGGCCGCAGTCGGTCTTCCCTGCCTTCGCAAATGGCCCGCTGGATTTGTTTGGGCTTGAGGTTGTAGGCTTTGGCAGCGTCTTCCACGGTTTCGTAGATAACGCCCTTAATCTTTACGCGCATTCCCGATGATCTCTCTAAGTTTTCCGGCGTACCACTTGCCATCGTCAACGTCCAAATCCTCGCAATATTTGGCGCAGTATTCGACCGCATCGCGGCGGGCAGTTTCTAGCTGCCGCCGCAATTGCATGTTGATGTTGATCTGGCGCTGAAGTTGATCTTCGATGTTCATTTCAGTGTCCAGTAAGATGAGGGTTCGCCGCGCCATTTTTCCAGATCGGCGTTAGGGGCCAGTTCTTTGATGGCCTTGGCGTAAGAGATAGACCCCGCCCGATGCACCTGCGTGAGCTTGCGCCCGCAGATTGTGGCGTCCTCGCCCGCAGTTTCAAACACGAGATTATCCAAGATTTCCTTCTTGCGGTCTTCAGCCTCTTTGATTTGGTTGGTGAGTACATCGTACTCTGCAATCAAATACTGGAAAGCAAGGCCATCCAGATCAAGCTTTTCTTCTGGCTCTGGCATACCCTCGTCGCAGATTGCCAGAAACTCGTTGTAAAACGCTTCCAGCTTGGGCAGGTTCACTTCGATCCAGATCGGGTCATAGTCCACAATGGTAAGGTCGTGGTCGTTCGGCGTCCACTGCCAGAAGTAGCAGGCAACCTCGTCAGTGCAGTACATCTGGATTTGCATCTGGGCGTAATAGTGCGGCTGTTCTTTGATCGTCTTGAACGGCACGGGCTTGGGCTTCTCGCGCAGGCCGTAGGGGCATTTGATCTCAAGCAAGGCGTAGTTGTCCACATAGCCGTCAGGGCTGGCACCAAGCCACGGCAGCGTGGGATGCACCACAAAGGTGGCGGGTGCTACGCGGGTGCCTACATGGTACTCAAACGCCTCGCGGGCTTCCGTTTCGTGGTTGGTTCCCCACGATGTGGCGATGTTGCCAACAAACTCGCTGGGCAACCCTTGGTAGGCGCGCACCATCCGGCGCATCGCCTCGTCGCGGCTGGTGTTGGGGTCTAGGCCAAGGGCAGCGCCCACCATTGACCCTGTGACGCGGCCCTTGCGGGCAGCAAACCATTCTGGTGATCTTTGTTCCATGCTTCTCACTCTGCGGTTGGGGGTGGAAGGGAGGGACCGAAGCCCCTCCCCGTTGTCTTAGAAGGGGATCGAATCCCCGTCCAGATCGCGGCTTGCGCGAGACGCAGCGCCAGCGGCCTTGCTTTGATGGTGGGCCATCTCAGACTTGGACTTGGCGATCTCTTCCGGCGACGACACCTTGGAAGCAGCCTTGGACGACACCGCGCCGACCCAGTTGCCACGGGCAACATCACCCGTCATGCGGTCGGTCATTTCCCATACCATGACCTTGATGATCATTGGCTTGTTGGTGAGGTGCAGCGTCATGCTTTCGTCGGTCGGCATGATCGGCTTGGCAAGAAGTTTGCCCCCCGCGTTGCTGTCAATGGCCGCAAGCATTTTCTTGGCCTTGTCGCGCTTGGCAATCGCCTTGTCCACGCCGATGTTAGGATCAAAGTCGGTGACCCAAAGCTTCTGGAAAACCTTGCGGTTCTCAAACTCTTCCGGCTGCATCACAGACCAGCGCAGCGAGATGAACTCGTCGCCCTTCTGGTTCTTGGACCACTTGGCCTCGTCAATGGCCGCCAACACATTGGTGTCGGACGGGATCGGCTGCATATTGCCGCCACCTGCGTCAAACTCGCCGCTTGCATTGTCGGCGGCGCTGCCGCCCTCAGATAGTCCCCAGAAATCGTCGCTCATTTTTTCTCTCCTTTAAGCAGATATGCAGCCAACGGGTTCACGCCCGGCTTGACTTCAATAGGTTCAGTGATGCCGAAGCGGTTCTTGGACACGTTCGCGGCCATTGCGTGGCACACCAACTGGCGGTCGCCAGTGGAGATTGCCTTTTTCACGTCTCCATCGCCCTTGGTAAACATTTCCAAGCGCAGGAAGCCCACCAGATCGACGTTGTCGATGTAGGGTTGCATGGACTTTTCGTGCATCCGCATGGTGTACTTGGTGTACTGGCTGCCGTCTGGCGGGCTGACGGTCGTGGTGTCTGCGTGGGACAAAAACACAACGTTCATATTGCGGTCCAGCAGATACTCGCAGCCCTTGCGAAGGCGGCGGTGTTGCGACGACACCATGTTGGTGCCAGCGCCCCAGCCACCGAGGGCCTGATTGATGCTCTTGGGCTTGTTGGGGTCGGTTTCAACGACCCAGTCTGTGAACATCGTGTCAAGCGTTGACACGGTGTCGATTATCAACGTCTGATAATCGTGGTCTTCCTTCGCCAGCGCCCACAGTTGGGGCCAGAGGTCTTCAACGCTCTTGAGAACGGGGAAGGCGTCAGGCATGGGGCTGTTGGTGATCGACTTGAGGCCGTCTTCGGCCCGAATGAAGATCGGCTTCGGAAAACACGCGCCGAGGGATGTTTTCCCCAAGCCCGCCTCCCCGATGATGGTCACGGCCAGTGGCCGTAACGCGGGTTTGGTGATTTGGTCCAGTATAGACATGTTGCTCTTACTCCTTCTCACAACACCCTTGAACCTAGAGGCCGCGTGTGCGATTGTCAACAGGCTGTGTTCACGAAAGGAACAAATCGAAAATGGCAAAAGTAACAACGATACGAAAAGACATCGAGGACCAAGTTTCTAAGATACGCGCCGCGCTGAAGGATAGAATGTATTCTAAAGTGGCGGAAGCCGCTGGCCTTCATGTTAACACTGTAAGGAAGGTTGCCAAAGAAAGTGGTTTCAGATTTTCTCTGACTACTATAGAGAGGCTGGAGAGATACCTGTTCGGAGGACAAAAGTAGTATGGAATACCGCATTTATTGGGAGGCTGGATTTCGCGTCTTTGGGCTGTATGGCCGCGACAAGGACGGGAAATGCGAATGCGGAAACCCCAATTGCCCTGAGAAGTCGCTGTTCAAACATCCGCGTGTGTCAAATTGGCAACACACACCCCACTGGTCCGAAGAGCAGTTGGACACGATGGAGCAGATGCGCCAGTTCAAGACTGGCTACGGCATCGCTTTGCGTGGCGTCCTTGTCATTGACGTTGACGCCAGAAATGGCGGCGTGGCCAGCTTTGCCAAGCTGCTGGAAGTCGTGCCAGAGGTGGCGGGCGCTGGCCTGATCGTCAACACTGGATCGGGCGGCGGCTCCAAGCATTACTATTTCCGCGTCCCCGAAGACGTGTCGCTGGTGATCCGGCTTGCCGACTATGCTGGGTTGGATTTCAAGTCCGGCGCTGCATTTGTTGTGGGGCCTGGCTCTGAACACGCCAGCGGCACCAAGTACGAGATCGCCTATGGTTCGCCCGAAGACATCGACATAGTGCCGGACAAGTTGCTGGACATGCTGCGGGTGCCGGAGCGCCACCGTGCCGATCTGGGCGGCAAGATCGTAGACGTTAACGATGCGGAACTGGCCGAGATGCTGTCCCATGTGCGGGGCTATGACGACTATGAGGTCTGGGTGAAGATCGGCATGGCCCTGCACCACGCAACGGGCGGGGCCGCGTTTGACCTGTGGGACCAGTGGTCGCAGCAGAGCGCCAAGTACGACACCGAAGAGATGGGGACAAAGTGGCACTCGTTCGGTCGGTCGGCCAACCCCGTGACGTTGGGGACACTGGTCCACTACGCCGAGGAGGGTGGCTACATCCAGCCCGTCACGTTCACGCCCACCAAGGAATTTGTGTTCGAGACGCCGGAAGAATATCTGGCACCCAAGGCCATCGACACCAGTTCGTTTGACGCGCTGCGTCCGCCAGGTCTTGCTGGGCAGTTGGCAACGTGGATTGAGAGCAGAACGAGACGCAAACGGGAGGCGCTTGCGTCGATGTCGGCGATCTGGGTGATGGGCGTAGCCTTTGGGCTACACTACCGCGACGACCGCGACCGTGCCACCACCAACCTGTTCGTGTTCAACGTGGCGGCATCGGGGTCTGGAAAGGACGGCATCTTGGGGGCCACCGCCGAGGTGTTGATGCACTGCGGCCTGTCGGCGGCGGTTCACGGCACCATCAAGTCCGAGCAGGAGATCGCGCGGAACCTGACCCGCCACCAGATGGCGGCCTACATGATGGACGAGGTGGGCTTCCTGTTCCAGCGAATCAGCAGCGCCAAGAAGTCTGGTGCATCGTACTTGGAAGGCGTGGTCGGCCTGTTGATGTCGGCCTATTCTAAGGCGGACGGTCGGCTGATGGTGTCGGGCGACCTGAAGGAAGAGATCAGGGGCCACCTCCGCAAGGAACTGATGCAGATTGAAAAGGTCATGGAAGAAAAGGGCGAGGCACCCCACCTGCTGACACGCGCGGCGGCGGTTTCTTACCAGTTGGACACGCTGGACGCTGGCATTGACCGTCCGTTCTTGGCGATGACGGGCTACACGACCGAGAAGAATTTCAACGATCTGGTGACTTTCGAGAATGCCACCACAGGGTTTTTCGGTCGCGCCATCTTGTGCATCGAACAAGAGACAGCGCCACCATCCAAAAAGGGCTGGCGCAAGATGGAACTGCCGGAGAACCTGCGCCTGACCATGCAGCAACTTGCGATGGGCGGATCGTTTGATGCCACCAACACCAGCAAGCGCGTGGAGCATTACGGGGAGCGGATTGAAATCCCAACCGCGCCGGACGCTTTAGAGATGCTTGAGAACATCAACGATCTGTTTGACCAGATGGCCTACCAGCACAAGGAAAGCACGGGGCTGGAGGCGCTGGCCCTGCGCGGCTACGAGCAGGTCAGCAAGGTCAGCCTGATCTTGGCGGTGCCAGAGGGTGTCCGCACGGTGGAGCATGTCCGCTGGGCCTACGCGCTGATCCGGCGCGACATCGAAAGCAAGATGCGGCTGGTGCTGGCCAACGACACCGACAAGACCGACCCAGCGCAGGCGTTGACCATGACATTGTTGCAGACCGTTGACGGCCCAGACGGCGAGACGGCGGGCGTGATTGCGCGGCGTCTGTGCCGCAAGTGGAAGCGGCCCGACATTGACGCCGCACTCAACAAGTTGGTCGAGGCTGGCCGGATCACCAAGGAAGTGAGCATCCACAAATACAACAAATCGAAAAGTATTCGATATAGACTTGTACATTCCACTTGACTCAAGGCTTGAATTGTCGCAAGACTTGAAAACGACCAACCACAACCATGGAGACTGAAAATGACCGACCGTTTTGCTGGACTTAACTATGAGGGTGACCGCCATAAGGGACAGCGCCTTGGCACGTTATGGTTTTCACCGCACGTTGAAGGTGATGTTACGCTGTCGCCGCTTTTTGACGAACTGGATTACATTGCGTCACTTGATGTTCTTGGTGACATCATTGGGTGTTTGCAACGCGAATATGATGCAATCCACAAACTTGGAATGAAAGAGTTTAACGACATTCGCTTTGGGAGAGACAAGCAATGATGATCCAACTGAACCCCCCGATCCCAGTTGACACCCCGAAGGGGTCGGCCTTGGCCCATGTCCTCGTGGACTATGGCATCGAACACAACATCAACTGGGTGTGCTTTCAGGACGCCACTGGCGAATGCTGGACGTGGTCCAACAGCGACATTCGGGCGCAGAAGAACATCACTTATGGGAGGCTGGACAAATGATCTACGTCTTACTCCTACTGACGCATAGCTCCCCTGTGACGATCAGCTCAAGCTACGATTTCACCAGTCTCGAAAACTGCCGGAAGGCTTTGGTTGCAATCGAAGAACGGGCTAATGGCCCTTGGGGCGTTGCCTATGGGGTTTGTGTGCAGAAATGAGCAAAAAATACATGGGTCAGATCATGGCTAAATGCGACTGCCAACACATGGAAGAATGTGAAAGATGTATTGCGGAAGAAATCAAAAAGACAATGGAGGATTTCGACAATTTCATGCGGCTGGGCGAAAAAGAGCGGTGGTTTATTCTTTGGGAAAAAGCGGGGATGCCGACATGATTGTCACAGCAGCGGCGGCCACCTGCTTGGCCATGAACGTTTACTTTGAGGGGCGCGGCGAGGACTATGACGGCCAGCTTTTGATTGCCGAGGTCACCATGGAGCGCGTGTACGAGGCGGGGTTTCCCGACACCGTCTGCGAGGTTGTCTGGGACAAGGGCGCGTTTAGCTGGACCCATGATGGCAAGAGCGACCGCCCCAAGGATACCGAGGCTTGGCTGCAAGCCCAGATCGTCGCAAATACCGTGTTGCTCTGGGGGTGCCAAATGTGCAGCGGCGCGACCTATTACCACAACCGAGATGTGCTGCCGTACTGGGCCGACGACATGGAAATGGTGGGGATGTACGGCAACCATGTTTTTTACCGTGAGAAGGGGTGCGATGAATGAATGATCCCCAGATGCACTGGCTTGACATGCCGGACTTTGATCAGCCGAGCCAGAAGCCGTTTGCCACAATCAACGTGCGGGTGGCGACCGAGGAAGACCTGATCGCGCTGTCCAAGGCGCTGGGTCAGCCCCTGACCGCCAAGACCAAGAGCGCGTGGTACCCGCAGGCGGAGCCGTCAGGCGTGGGAGCAAAGCGGTGGAAGTAAGCCCGATCTATATCGTGTCAAAGAACCGCTGGAACCTGTGTCTGACGGCCAAGGCGTTGGACCTGATCGGCCTGCCATACCGTGTGGTGGTCGAGGCCAGCCAGTGGTTCCAGTACGCGCAGAACATCGACATCGACCCTGCCCGCCTGCTGATCATGCCGCAGAGCTATCTGGACCAGTACGACACCTGCGACGATCTGGGCGACAGCAAGAGCAAAGGCCCAGGCGCTGCGCGCAACTTTGCGATGGACCATTCCATCCAGATGGGCGCGGCGTGGCACTGGGTGATGGACGACAACCTGCACGACTTCCACCGCCTGTACCGCAACGAAAAGGTGCCTGTCCGCACCCCAAACGGCTTTCTGGCGACCGAGGCGTTTGTCCGGCGGTATGAGAACGTGCCACTGGCGGGGCTGAATTACTATTCATTCTGCAAGACCACGGACGCCGTGCCGCCATTCGTGGCCAACACCCGCATCTATTCGTGCCTGCTGATCCGCAACGACATCGGGCTGCGCTGGCGCGGGCGGTACAACGAGGACACAGACCTGTCACTGCGGGTGCTGAAGCGCGGCGACTGCACCATCCAGATGAACGCATTCCTGTGCGGCAAGGTCACCACGCAGCGCATGAAGGGCGGCAACACGGATGAGTTCTACGCCGCCGAGGGGACGCTGCCCAAGAGCCAGATGATCGCCGACCTGCACCCCGATGTGGCCAAGGTGGTCTGGCGCTTCAACCGCTGGCACCATCAAGTTGACTACAGGCCGTACCGAAACAACCAGCTCAAGTTGTTGGGGGACTGGCGCGAGGCGCAGGGCATTGACCCAAGCAAGTTGAAGTTTGAGATGGTCACCGTGCCATTCAAAAGGGCAGAAGAAACTCCCGCCCATCGTGGGTGGTATGACCACAAGGATGAAATATAATGATCGCACAACTTCTAACCATCGCGGCCATCGTGATCGTGGCATACACCGCGTTCTTTGCGATCACCATCACGGCCATCGCAAGCCTGCCACCAGACATGACGGGGCTGGCGGTGCCACTGGGGATCATGGCGGCCATCGTGGTGCTGCTGGGGGTCTACCAGATATGCGGGTGACCATCAGGGGCGTGACTTTTGAGACGGTGCGCGAAGCGGCGGAGGCCCACGGGGTGTCCGCCAGCCACATTTACAACAAGGTTGCCAGCGGGACGCAAGACAATATCGGGATCGGGGTGGGCCGCTGGCGAAAACCCCGTCACAGGTTTGATGGGAATAAAATCGTCCTGTATGGGGTTGAATTTCCATCTATGACGGCGGCGTCTTTGGCGCTGGGTTTCAAGCGGCACTACGTCCGAGGGGCGTTGCGGCGAAAGGGAGAGGTAAGCATGACACGGATCAGGGAGGCTGTGGCGATCTATGAACGCAAGACAGAAGGATGAGCAGTTGCTGGATATCTTGGCGCTGCGGAAGGTCAGGCCGCCATCTTATGTGGCGCGGAAGTTCGGGCTGACGGGGGAGCATGTGGTCAAGACGTGCCGCGCGATCCGCGATGCAGACATAATTTACAGCAAAGAAGAAATTGCAAAAATTATGTTGCACTACCCGATTAAGTGAACTAAGAATAGTGAACGTAACCCAACCAAGGAGACTACCATGAACGCTTCTGACATCCTGCGCGAAATCACCCGCTTGGAAAAGCTGTTGACCAACAAGGGCTTCACTGCCCCAAAGATCGAAATTTCGGTCGGCTTCTCCACCCGTGAACTGACCTCCAACATCGGCTACAAGGCTGGCGGTTCTTCCGAATACAAGTTCATTCACGTCGAGGCCCTTGACGGCTTTGAGAGCGTGATCCAAGACACCGAGGATTACATCAACGGCCTGAAGTCGGTGGCGGAAATCCAGCGCGATGCCTTCGTTGCATCGGTGGGCCGTCTGATCGACCAAGGCCGTGACATCGGGATAGAGGTGGATTTCCTGAACCCGCTGGTCGATATGATGGGCAAGCTGTCCCACAACATCCTTGAAGACGCGGCGTAACACTGCGCCACGCAGACGGAAAAGAAGGGGGCCATCTTGGCCCCCTTTTGCTTTTACAGGGGTGCGGCACTTAGCTGCGAGAACGCGAAGAAATAGATGCGATCCCCCATTTCCTGCGGCACCATTTCAGCAGACCCCTCCAGCAGACCCGCCAAGCGTTCGCGGATTTCCTTGGGGATTGAGGCGGTGCGGGTGTTCTTCTTGCCAGTCAACAGGCGGCTGCCATCGGGCGTCAACTGGATTGCGAAGCCCTGACCAGACAGATAAAATTCGGCCTTGTCGCCCTCTTGGTACAGGCCAGACGGCAGTGCCAGCAGGCAGGTGCCTTTGTCGCCATAATTCCGCAGGGCAAACTTTGTGCGTGGCGGGCGTCCCGTTCGGGTGCCTTCCAAGACTTCTGCGCGGCTCAACTTCCTAACTAAGATCAGATCGTCCATTGGGAAAACTCCATAAGGGTTGTTAGTATAACACCACTAGTGGTTTTTTAATTCCATGTAAAGACCTGCGGGGGTAGCGTATCCTTGCTACGCTACTGGGTGGGGGGACGGATACTCTACTTTTACACTATTAATAGTCTATTTATATATATATTATATATATATATATATAGTAGAAGTAGTAGAGTAGAGTATCTCTTGAGATTGTCTTATAGAGAGTTATTATTAAAAGTCTCTTAAAGGTGAATGATTTTGGGTAGAAGAATATATTGTATTAAGATGATACGCTACTACCTACTCTACGCTACTCAAAAGCACTGATGGAACAATGGTTTAGTAGAAACGGGTAGGGTATCCGTAACGTAGCAAAAAGGCCCCCAGAGGGAGCCTTTCGCCGTTTTTGGGTCAAACTAGGTCAGAAGCGCTGACCTTATTTCAGTCCCTTTGCTTTGATCGTGATGCGCTCGACCAAGATCGCCTTTTTGCAGGCTTCGATCTGCTCTGCCGACAGGAACGACTGGAGCAGGGTGTTATCGACGCGCTTCTGCTCGGACAGGCCGAGGACAACGTCACAGGTGACGCCGATGTGGCGTTCGATGCCCGATGCCTTGATCTGGGCCTTGAGGGCGTCCAGAGCGGCGATGGCGTCATCGGCTGCGGCCTTGGCGGCGGCGTACTGGTCGGCGAGGGCGATGGGGGAATTGAAGGTCATGTCAGTCTCCATGTGGTTGGTTGGTTTCCGTGAGATTGTTATGGCACAGTGCAAAGTACGATGCAACAGAAAAAATGTGCTGATACCAACATTTTTTTATTGTGCCTGCCGGAGCGTTTGGTATGGTGCCAACACCAACCATGGAGGGATGGATGACTGAAGATAATCTTTGGGTGCTGTTCGAGGCCACGGGGCAACGCTTCCCTGTGCGCTTTTACCAGACCACTGACCGATGGACGGTCGAACTGCCTGCGGGGCAGGTGTACGAGGGCGAGAAAATGTCTGACCTGCGGCGGGAGCTTAAGGCGGACTTCAAAAAGGTGAGGATAACAAATGCTGTGGTCTAATGAAGTTTTGGAAGAAAACAGCCGCGAGATGAAGCGCCTGTGGCTGGCGGGGACGATTGCGGCTGGTATGTGTGCTAACAGCGACAAAAGCCTTTATATGGTAGAACAGAAAGCCGTGGAACTGGCCGACAAGCTTTTGGCGGAACTGAACAAGGGAAGCCGATGGGAGAAGAAGACATGAAATGGCTGAAGAAGCTTTTCGGTAGAGGGAAGCAGACCCGCATGAGGACGCCAAAGATGCTATATGGATGCGTTGGGGAAGAATTTAATGCTGCACTCTATACCCGTTACCCCTACCCCACCCACAAGATCACTTATGACGTGGATAAAAACGGCAACGTGCTTTTTTGCGAGATGAGGAAAATGAAATGAAGTGGCTGAAGAAACTTTTTGGCAAAGAGAAGCAGATGCGCGTCTACATCACGGACGAGCGGACGCCTGAACAAGAGGCAATGTTCAAGGAACAGTTGGCCATTCAGGCCATGCTTGGCTTCGAGCGGGGCGACAGCCACCAAAACTGGCTGAGGACGCACCAGATCATGCTAGACCACGAAAACCGTATCAAAGCCTTGGAGGGCAAGAAATGAAGGACGACATCGAACAGGGCGCGCCAGAGGGCCTTTACAGCGTCGAGATGATGCAGGGTAGACCGATGCCAGTAAATGGCGCAGACCGCGCTGCTGACCGCCTCTGGCTGGCTGGGCTGGCCATGCAGGCGCTGATTAGGGATGACCGAGATATGTACACCATCGCGCGGCAGTCGTGGGCTATGGCCGACCGGATGTTGGAGGTCGAAGGCGATGCTTAAAGGGCTTAAAGGCAAGAGGCTGGCGGTTTCAAGGTTGGCCGAAAGGGTTAACCCCGACCCAAATGGCAACCGACAGCAACGCCGTGCTGCTAAGAAAATTGTTCGCAAGGCCACAAAATAGTTGTTGCATCGTACGATGTGACGCGATATGAAGGGTTACGGCCACCGATGGTGGTGGCCGCCAACCACAGGAGGCCGAGATGGCAAGCATCTCACAAAACCAAATCAACCGCTGGGTCGGCAAGCGCCGTGCAGCACAGATCGGTCGGTTCTGGTCTGAGGGCAATGGCTGCCAGATCGTGCTGAAGGCAGGCTTGATCTGCGGGAAGTACGACACCGATGGTATCTTCCTGTCGTTCGAGGAAACCGCCGCCGACAACCGCGATGCGGTTCTGGACTTCTTCAGCGACATCGTCGCAGCGGATTAAAAATAGTTGTTGACCCTGTGTTAAGTACGATGTACACGGGGTCATCGACCACCACCAACCACACGGAGACGATCATGGCCCTCAAGAACCTACACCGCTGCTTCCACTTCACCTACGGCGACCACGGCTTCTACGCCGAGCGCGATTACGGCGACATCGAATGGGACCAAGACGGCGACGAGCCGACCGAAGAGGAAACCGAAGCTGCCTACGACCACTGGCAGAACGAGGGCTGGGACGAAGCCCTTGCTGAAGACGATGTCGCCGAAGACGAGTACCGTTACGAGAGCCTTGAAGACTAACCCCCCAACCGCAATGGAGACGACAATGACCAATTACATGACCCCCACCGAAGAAACCTACGTTGGCCTTGAAAAGGCGTTCAACTGGTTCAACAAGGCGCTGTTCGACCAGCGCCTGCCGTCCGTGATGTTCACGCTAACCCGCCGGACTGGTGCCAATGGGTACTTCCACGCCGAGCAGTTTAAACACCGTGATGGCGACCACACGCACGAGATCGCCCTGAACCCCAACACGATGGACCGCGACATCCGCGCGGTGCTGGGGACGCTGGTGCATGAGATGACCCACCTTGAACAGCAAGAGTTTGGCAAGCCGTCAAAGGGCGGCCACCACAACATGGAATGGGCCAGTATGATGTTGCGCGTGGGCCTGACCCCGACCGATGGCACAGGCAAAATGACGGGCCGCAAGGTCACGCACATGATTGACGAGGGCGGGCCGTTCGACGTGGCGCTGCAAGACCTGATGCCGTTCGACATCCCATACTTCACCCAGCCCCGCGACAAAGCCGAGAAGAAAAAGGACAAGAGCAAAATTAAACATGAATGCGGCTGCGGGAACAAAGCGTGGGCTAAGATGGGGTCGCACCTGATCTGTGGTGACTGCAACGAACCCATGGAAGGGGAGGTGTGAGATGAAGGACAGCTTGGCGCTGATTGGAGATGCGACAATTTCGGAAGATGGCGCGAAAGAGGGATGCATCTCCGTAATTCGAGGCGGCGATGTAATTTATTTAAATGTTGAGGGTCAGAAGGATATTGTGATCCAGAGCGCAACGCAGGCCCGTGCAGTTGTCGCGGCCATTAGGGGGATTTCCGCATCTCAAGGGTGGAAGATTTGATCCCCGCCGATCTGAAGTCGTTCATGCGGTGGATCGGGCTGCTGGAGGTGGCAGCCCAGCCCCGCCCACCGATCAACTGGGATGGGGTATGGTTCAAAGATGGGGAGGTGCCGTTCTGATGCTAGTAAAGCTGACCAAGGCTGAGATGTCGGCCTGTGACCAGAACGCGGCTCTGCGGTGGCAGATCGCCCGCCTCAGTGGCGTGAAAGATCAGCAGAAGGCCCCGCAGGAAAATGTTGACCTGCTGGGCATCAAGGCCGAGGTGGCGGTGTCAAAGGTTTTGCAACTGCCGTACAGCCCCGCCGCACTGGGCATCGACAGTGGGGCCGACCTGTGGGCTGGCGAGTGGAGCATCGACGTTAAGGCGTCATTCCACGAGGGCGGCAGGCTGCTGTTCAAGTCGCTCGAATCCTTTCGGGCCGATATGGCGATCTTGGTGACCGCGACCGACGACCCAGCGGCGATGCTGATCGTGGGTGGCATCGGTCAGAAGCGGTTCCTGTCTGACGCCAAAGAGGTCAATCTGGGCCACGGCAACTGCTGGATCGTGGAGCCGCATAACCTCACGCCCATCGAAGAGGTCTGGTTTACGATCACGCAGCGGCGCGTGGGATAGACCTTGTTTGGCGGCGCATTGGTGTTATGATGCTGGCACTCTCTGCTTAGGCTTCAACGCCCACCTGCCCCTGCCGGAAACGGTGGGGGTTTTTTTATTTAAAATAGTTGTTGACGGCGTGTTGAGTACGATGTATCAAGGGTCATCAACCAACCACGGAGACTGACATGACACGCGGAACTTTCATCGAAAACGAATTTTCCTACGAAAATGCCATCGCGCGCAACATCCGCGCCAACGCGAACAAGACCCGCCACGCAAAGTGGATCGGCACTGCCGATGGCAAGCGCGCAGACGACTTCCTGTTCCGTTGCGGCGAGTTCGCCGATGTGAACAGCACGGTCTACCTCAACGCCCTGCACCCCGTGGTCAAAGCCTCGCTAGGCGACTTCTACGAGGCCATGCGCGACAACGTGCTGGAATGGGGCGGCCTGACCGAAGCCCAGACCCGCGCGGTAATGGGCATGATCGCCCGCGCAGAGGCCCGTGTGGCAGGCTTTGCAGCCAAGCGCGCTGAAGAGGCAGAGACATCGAACTGGATCGGCACCGTGGGTGAGCGCCGCGACTTCACCGTCACCATCCGCCATATCGTCACGATGGAAGGCCAGTTCGGCACGTCCTACCTGCACATAATGAATGACGCGCAGGGCAACGTGGTGATCTACAAAGGCACTAAAATTCTGGGCGGCAAGACCGAGACGCTGACCGTCAAAGCCACCGTCAAAGAACATGGTGAACGTGACGGCGTGAAGCAGACCAAGATCGCCCGTCCTGTCTAACAACAAACGGGGGCTTCGGCCCCCACCAACCCCAACCACATGGAGACTGACATGTATGACGTTTATGGTGTAACCTGCTACAGCTACGAAGAAGCCTGCATGGTTGCGGGCATCGACACCCCCGCCCAACTGGCAGCCGAGGACGCATGGTACGCAATGCGGGCCGAGTTTGAAAATCTGCGCCATCCTGTCGATACCGAGTGGTGCGACTGCGCCAAGCAGGCCCGCAAGGCCGCGTATGACCTCGAAGACTTTATCCCCTTCTGACCCCCAACCACATGGAGATTAAAATGACCTGCACACTTCCCACTGGCTACGCGAACCTGATCGGCTACACCGATGTCCAACCCTTTGAAATCCTGTCGGTCAGCCCGTCAGGCAAGCAGATCGTCATCCGCGAGATGGATGCACAGCGCGATCCGGCGTGGGTGCCAAACTTTGTCGCTGGTGGTTTCACTGCCAACTGCGCCAATCAGGAAGACCAGCGGTGGTTCATTGTGGCGAACGAAAGCAACCCCCCGATCAAAGCCCACAAGCGCGCCGATGGGTACTTCTGGTCAGCCTACGGCAAGCACCGTGTCGCCCGTGAGCCGCGCAAGTTCTACGACTACAACTTCTGATCGGGGGGCTTTTGCCCCCCATCTATCTTTTCTGCATGTCCTGATCTATATTGTGTGCATCCTATCTATGAAAGGGCCACATCATGGCAGGCGGCAGGCCGAAAACACCGTTCGATCAAGACATCGCGGATCAAATCCTAGAGGCTATCGCTGGTGGCGTTGGCCTCATAAACTTTTTGGACGACAACAAAGAAACGATGCCGTCCTATCCAACCGTGCGGAGATGGCTGCGGGAAGAGCCGGAGTTTCTTTCAGACTATGCGCGCGCGCGCGAGGACCAAGGCGATTACGACAGCGACCTGATCCGTGAATGCGTTTTGAAGTTGATGGCAGGCGGAATAGACCCAAACAACGCACGGGCTGCAATGGACGGCCTGAAGTGGAATGCGGCCCGTAGGCAGCCCAAGAAGTACGGCGAGAAGGTAGAGATCGCCACCACTGGCACGATGCAGGTCAGCCACACGCTGGACATCTCTGGCCTGTCGGTTGATGAGCTTGACGTGCTGGAAAAGGCGCTGGGCGGTGCCTGACAAGACCTATGTGATGACCGACATCCACGGTCGGCTGGCAGAGCTTAAGGCTTTGCTGGCGCAGATACCCGCTGGGGCCAAGATCGTGTTTCTTGGCGACTACATCGACCGTGGCAGCCAGAGCCGCGAGGTGGTGGCGCTGGTGCGGTTGCTGCAAGCCAATGGTGCCGTTTGCCTGCGTGGCAACCACGAAGACATGATCTGCGCCCCCGACCCGCACATGTGGCTGGACAACGGTGGCGCATCAACCGTGCTGTCCTACAAGCACCCGTTGACGGGCGAACTGGACGCCGAGGCGTTGCAGCGCGATCTGGACTGGTTCCAGACGCTGCCGCGCTACTACGAGGATGCGGCGCGGGTGTATGTACACGCTGGCGTACACGCGGCATATGACCTGATCGACCAGCCGGAGGCGTACACGCAACTGTTCCGCTACCCTGAAGGCTATGACGGCAGCTATCGGGGCAAGATGGTGGTGCATGGCCACACACCTGGCATCTTCAAGGGCCGCAGCCGCGTGTGCCTTGACGCGGGGCGCAAGGGCCTGTGCTGTGGCGTGTTCGACGATCATGGGTTGGTGGAGTTGCTATGGGCGTGATCACGCTGCCACGGCCAATCGACAAGGTTGCCACGCTGCGGGCTATCGAAAAGCGCAAGTGCGAGATGTCGCTGGCATCGTTCGTCAAGGCCGCGTGGTCGGTAATCGAACCCGGTCAGCCCTACGTTCACGGCTGGCACATTGACTTCATCTGCGCGCATCTTGAGGCGATCACCGATGGCGATCTGAACGACGATGGCACGTTCTACAACCGCCTGCTGGTGAACGTTCCCCCAGGCACGATGAAGTCGCTGCTGATCGGCGTGTTCTGGCCCGCGTGGGAGTGGGGGCCGCGCAACATGCCCAACATGCGCTACGTCTGCGCGTCCCACAGCCTCGAACTGGCGATCCGCGACAGCCTGCGGATGCGGCGCTTGGTTACCGACGAATGGTATCAGGGCCATTGGGGCGACCGCGTCACGATCACGGGCGATCAGAACGCCAAGGCCAAGTTCGAAACCACGGCCACGGGATCGCGGCAGGCTTGCGCGTTCACGGGCATCACGGGCTACAGGGGCGACCGCGTGATCATCGACGACCCGCACAGCGTGGACGATGCCAACAGCGATGCCAAGCGCGAGGGTGTCACCACGCTGTTCAAAGAAGCCGTCACGTCCCGCCTCAACAACCCAGACCAGTCCGCCATTGTGGTGGTGATGCAGCGCCTGCACGAGCGGGACACGAGCGGCGTGATCCTCGAAAAAGACATGGGCTACGACCACATCATGCTGCCGATGCGGTTCGACCCCAACCGCGCCTGCGTGACCAGCTTGGGCTACGCTGACCCCCGCGAGATCGACGGCGAACTGCTGTTCGAGGACCGCTTCCCGCTGCACGTTGTCGAGCGCGACGAGGCGGCCATGGGGCCATACGCCACCGCAGGGCAATACCAGCAGTCGCCCGAACCCCGTGGCGGTGGCATCGTCAAAGACCAGTGGTGGCAGCCATGGTCGGCATCGGAATACCCACCCATCGAATACATCGTGGCGGCGCTCGACACCGCCTACACCACCAAGAGCGAGAACGACCCAAGCGCCCTGACCGTGTGGGGCGTGTTCAGCGCGTCCGCCGATCAGGCGTCAACCCGCATGGTGGACCGCTACGGTCGGCCCATCGAAAGCGCAACGAGCAGCCAGTCCGAGGCGCTGGGCGCGACCGCCAAGGTCATGCTGATGTATGCGTGGCAGGACCGCTTGGAGATCGGCGATCTGGTGGTGAAGGTCGAGGACATCTGCGCCCGCATGAAAGTGGACACGCTGCTGATTGAAAACAAGGCGGCGGGCCACAGCGTGGCGCAGGAACTCCGGCGGGTTTTCAACAGCGCCAAGTTCGGGGTCCAGATGTACGACCCCAAGACGCTCGACAAGGTGGCGCGGTTGTATAGCATCCAGCACATCTTCTCCGAGGGCATGGTGTTTGCCCCCAACAAGGACTGGGCCGAGATGGTGATCCGGCAGACATCGTCCTTCCCGCGTGGCGCGCACGACGATCTGGTTGACACCGTCTCCATGGGCTTGAAGCATCTAAGAGATGTTGGTATGTTAACAAGAGCGCCGGAGCGGATGGCCGAGATCGAAGACAGTCGCGTCTTCCACGGCAACCAGAACGAGCCGCTGTACAACGCCTGATGGAGGGATCATGGACAGAATTAACGGGCTGACAAACGCCTTGGCAGAGTTTGTCACTGAATACTGCGACACGCACGACCTGATGTTCACCGAGGCGATGAACGCCCTGTCGCATCTGTTTGTCATCTACGGCTTCGCGCTCAAGGCCGAGGGCGTCACCGACGACGACATGGAGGCGTCACTGAAGCACTGCATAGCTCAGGACATCAAGGCCATACGGGAGATGCGCGATGCCCAAGAAGCTTAACGCCACCGTGGAGGCCCTACATCCAGCAGGTCACTGGGTCGTCACCGTCACCGACCGCGACACCAAAGAAGAGTTTGAGCTTATCATCGAAGCCGACACCGAGAAGGATGCGGCGTTTAAGGCAATGGAGCAGATAAATGACCAATGATATCAAGATGGTAGCGGAAACCCTTGCCACCTACATGGGCCAGATGGTCAACGAGGACCAGCTTGCACCGCCAGACGTGCTGATGGGTGGCATCCGTGCCTGCATTGCGTTCTGGGGTGGGTGCGTCCCCGATGGCAACCGCGTCGAGGCGATGAACGTCTTGCGGCAGGCGCTGAACGAGGAACTGGACCACATGATCCGTGGCATGGCCAACGGCATGGTCCCAGCGTGAAGGTCATTTATGGCAGCCCCAAGACCGTTATGACCATTGGCATGGCGATGATTGGGGACATGCCCACGCCGTTCATCGGGTTCGTGGACAAGGCCAAGGTTGAGGACAGCCCGCTGTTCGCCGCAGGGTCTGACGCCTCCGCCATGATTGACAAGGTTGACGCCCTCGGTGGCGTCATCATCTACATTGAAAACCCTGACGCCGCCGAGCGTCTGACCAACCACCTGATGCACCTTTTTGACGGCGCGGCTGAAAGCGACTGGGGTGACATCGAACAATCGGAGGCTGAACTGCAATGATCGGCTGGGGAACCCTTGGCAAGTAACACCGCCATTGGTAGAAGGAAGGCGAGGGGCGTGAAACAATCTAACAAACGGCAACGGGTGTTTTTGTATTGGTCGAAATCTGACTGCGCTACGGCCTATTTCCCCAATCGCCCCTCACCAACATCCCATGGCTGACGAAAAGCAGAGAGCCATATGGCGGAAGGCGTCTCTAAAGTACGTTGCAAAGAACCGTGATCTTGTCTTGGCGCGAAACAGGGAGGCCAAGCGCAAGAAGGCCGAAGAAGACCCAGAGTGGCGCGACGAGGCCAATTACAAAAAGCGCGGCAAGGGGCTGGGGTTTACCAAGAAGCAATGGGACAAGATGTTTGACGAACAGGGGCGCGTCTGCGCCATATGCAGGACCGACGACCCGAAGCACAAAAAGGGCTGGCAGCTTGACCACTGCCACAAAACCAAGATGGCTAGGTTTATATTATGCACCCACTGCAACAGGGGCCTGAGCGGCTTTCGGGACAGCCCCGACCTGCTAAGACGGGCCGCTGGCGCACTGGAAGAGTTTAACCAAAGGAGACTGGAAGATGGCGAAGTGGAGTGACAAGATGATGGCAGAATATGGTAGCGCGGCAGCCCAACCGATGGGTCTTTCCGTTAATGCAAACCAAAGGTGGGGGTCTGTGGCTGGCAAAGCAGTGGACACTTGCCCACACTGCAACTGCAAGGATGGGCATTACAGTTTCTGCCCCGCCCAGCTAGGCCTTCGGGAAGACAAAGTGGCGTATGACATGGAAACGGAACGCATGAAAAAAGCGATCATCAACATCATTGACGGCAACACTTGCCCCACTTGCAAGGACGGCGTGTGCCAGTGCGGGCCGGACGATTACGAAGGCAGCGAAGAGTTCCGCAGCGTCTTTGTGAAGCCGGAATACTCTGACCTGTTTGAGGTGCTGCGCGAAGCACTGGAACAGGCGCAAGAGGGCAAGGGCGAAGCGCGCCACGGCAACGGCTTGTCCTTCACGGAGCAACCCGCCCTGACCATCACCCGCGCCGTGGGGCTGGGCTTCCCGCTGGGGCAGGCCATGAAGAAGATACAGGAAAGCCAGCGCATGGACGCCGATGCAGCCAAGCGCGAACTGCTTGGGGCGATCAACTATCTGGCGGCTGCGGTGCTGTTTCTCGACGAGTGATGACAAGGGTGGCCGTGCCTGATACAATGGCACGGCCATTACCTTGAAAGGGACCACCTATGTCTGGCTTGAACCCCAACATCCGCATCCTTGGCGACAGCGAACCAGACCAACTGGGCGACATGGATGTAACCATCGAAAATGCGGATGAGGCTGCCGACATCCCTGAGATCAACGAAGACGGCGCGATTATGAAGATCGACCACGGCGATGGTTCGATCACCCTGTCGCTGGACGGCAAGCCCATCGCGGACGCCGAAGACGTGGAAGGCCAGCCAGAGGGCTGGTTTGACAACCTGTCCAGCAAGATTGACGACAGCGAACTGGCCCGCATCGCGGAAGACTTGCTGCGTGGTGTCGCTGACGACCTTGAGAGCCGCACCGAGTGGATTGACGACCGCGCGCAGGGCATCAAGCTTCTGGGCCTGAAGATCGAAATCCCTGGCCTGCAAGGCACGGGAGATGGCGCGCCGATTGAGGGCATGTCCAAGGTCCGGCACCCGTTGCTGCAAGAGGCCGTGCTGCGCTTTCAGGCCAACGCACGGTCCGAGCTTCTTCCCACCGATGGCCCCGTCAAAATCCGCGACGATGCGAATGGCACAACCACGCAGCGCGATGACCTTGCCAATGCGTTCGAGAAGGACATGAACCACTTCCTGACCGCCACTGCCCGCGAATACTACCCCGACACAGATCGGATGTTGCTGCTGCTGGGCTTCGGTGGCACCTCGTTCAAGAAGGTGTTCTTCTGCCCGCTGCGGAACCGTCCGGCCAGCGACAGCGTGGATGCCGACAACCTGATCGTCAACAACAGCGCCACCGACCTGTCCACCGCCATGCGGATCACGCACCGCGTGATGCTCAAGCCGTCCACGGTCAAGCGCCTGCAAATCCTTGGGGTCTACCGCGACATCGACCTGTCCACCCCAATGGAAGTCACGCCGGACGCCGCCGCAGAGGCAATGGCGTCACAGCAGGGCATCACCACCACGTCCGCCAACCCTGACGACCGCGACCGCGAGATTTACGAAATCTACTGCGAACTGGACATCAAGAAGTTTGAACACAAATTCAAGGGCAAGATCACGGGGCTGGAAATCCCCTACCGCGTGACGATTGACGTGTCGTCCCGTGAAATTCTGTCCATCACCCGCAACTACGACCAGCCCGACACGGGGATGCTGCCGGAAGCCCGCACCACGTTCGTCAAGTACACCTTTGTGCCAGGGCTTGGGTTCTACGACATCGGCCTTCTGCACATCCTTGGCAATACCACCAACGCGATCACCGCCGCGTGGCGTGAGTTGCTCGACGCTGGCATGTACGCCAACTTCCCTGGCTTCCTAATCTCGGACACGGGCGCGCGGCAGAACACCAACATCTTCCGCGTACCACCTGGCGGTGGGGCGCAGGTCAAGACGGGCGGCCAGAAGATTGGCGATGCCATCATGCCGCTGCCTTACAAGGAGCCGTCTGGTGCATTGATGTCGCTGGTGCAGAACATGAGCGAGACGGGGATGCGCGTGGGCGGCACGTCCGAGTTGCAGGTGGGCGAGGGCCGCGCGGATGCGCCCGTTGGTACCACGCTGGCCATGATTGAACAGGCCACCAAAATCCTGAACGCGGTCCATAAGCGGATGCACAGCGCGCAGGCCGAGGAGTTCTCGCTACTGGTGCAATGCTTCCGCGAACACCCCGAAAGCTTCTGGGAGCGCAACCGCAAGCCCACCATTGTGTGGAACGAGGAACTGTTCCTGCAAGCCCTGACCGATGTGGAACTGGTGCCGCAGGCCGACCCCAACACATCTTCGCACAGCCAGCGCCTGATGAAGGTTATGGCGCTCAAGCAGTTGCAGTCTGCCAGCCCCGACATGTATGACGCCTTGGCCATCGACAAGGCAGCCCTGCGCGCCATTGGCTGGTCGAACCCTGAGCAGTTCCTCAAGCCCGAAGACCAGCGCAATCAGCCATCGCCCGAACTGCTCAAGGGCATGGAAGACCTCAAGATCGACCACCAGCGCGCTGACGCCGACACGATGCGGGCGCAGGCCGCCATGATCAAGGCGCAGCAACCTGCGGCCCCCACTGGTGTGGCTGGCCCCGCTGGCAAAGACCCGCAGGAACTCCAGATCAAGATGATGGCCGAGCAGAACAAGGCCAAGCAGATGGAACTGTCGGCCCGCCGCGACATGGCCAACGACGAAAACCGCGATCTGGACCGCGAGAAAGACCTGCAAGCCAAGCAGATGGACATGGACCGCGACCAGATGAACGATGCGGTTCGGATGCAGCACGAAAAAGACATGCAGCAACGCGACCACGCCGCCGATGCTGTCAAGCTGGCCATGCAGGTTCAAAGAGGTAAGAAGTGATGGATAAGGACAAGGCGATCCGTTCTGCCAAGCTGACAGCGGCTGGCCTTCTTGACAAAGCCCGCGCCCGCACCGCTGTCACTCGCGCTGGTGGCCAGATCGCCCCGTCCAAATACCTGCCCAACGTCCCCCGCGCCGTCCACGCTGGTGGTGGGCGTGAGAATGGCGATACAGGTGGAATGAACCTATATCGCGGCACAAACGACAGCGGAGAGAGCATCACTGGAGGCATCGGTGAGGGTCTGCTTTTCGGAACGCCACATGAGGATGTTGCGCGTCTTTATGGTGATCAGATCAGTCAATTTGAACTGCCAAGCCATGCAAAAGTTTTGACCGAAGGCACAGGGGAGTTCTCGCAGATCACGGGTCGAAAGAAGGGACCGCTGCTTCGCAGCTTGCGCCAAGGGGAAAACTTGCGGGATGCGGCAAACGAGGCCATTGCACGGGCAAAAGAGGCTGGTTATGACGCTGTCCATTTTAATTCCATGCGTGACATGGGGGTGGCCGTCATCAATCCCAGTATCGTAGTCAAGAAAGCTGATGGGGGTCGCATCCACGCCGAAAGTGGGGGCAAGGTGGCGTTCATGCAGGGCAACCACCCAGATGTGCCGGAGGTGCTGTACCACGGTAACGCGCCCAAGATTGTGGAGGACCACAAGTATCACGGTGATGGAAAATGGACCTCTGATATTGACCAAGTGGCCACTAACAAAAACATCGCCGCTCAGGATTTCCGCACGTTCAGACCCTCAGAATATGGCAGCTACGGCGCTGGAATCTACCTGTCTGACAGCCCAAAGGTTGCAAGCGACTTTGCCCAAGGCATCCGCGCCGATCAGGCTGATGCCAAGCCGCATGGTCAAGTGATGAAGCTGCACGTCAGCATGAAGCAGCCTTTTACAGACGATACGTTGCGGCATCCAGCATGGCGCGACCACATCAAGGACGCTATAAAAAAGCAGGGCTTGTGGCTTGGAGGCATAAACGACGAAGACAAGGCAAGAGCCGCCGAGCTGACTAAGAAGCTGGATGACGGCACCGCGACAGTTCGAGACTTGTTTCTGACCGACACCCAACATGGCGCAATGGTAAACCAGTTTGGTCAGCAGAATATCCACAAAACAATCCGCAACTCTGGCTTCGACGGCATCATTGCCCACCGCCCTGACGGGTCGAAAGAGTACGTTGCATTCAAGCCGGAGCAAGTAAAGAGCGCCACGGGCAACCAAGGCACGTTTGACCCCAACGACCCCGACATCACCAAGGCCGAAGGCGGGTCAGCGACAGGCTCTCTGCGCGAAAAGGCCCTCTGGCCGTCTGCACAGGCGATCAAAGCTGGCACGGGTTCGCGCGAAGCCCACGCTGAGATGGTCAACAAGATAAAGCCTGTCTCACCGTACGATGCACCAGTTTCCCCTGCGTCCGATGAGCAAGTTCACGATGCGCTGACCAAGGACAAGCAGCCCAAGGCGTTTGCTCCAAGAGGTCTGGAGGAAGGAACGCCTGTGGCGGTGCGCCTCGACATTCCGGCGTACGAGAAGAAGAACACATGGGTGGTGTCCGTTCACCATCCAAAGACAGACTTCACGGCAGGTGAGGTGATCGGCTACGACAGCGTGGCGCACATCGGCAACCCGCGCTTTGGGGTCCACCCAACGGGCGCGCTGAACATCGCAAGCGGCAAGCCCAAATCCACAATCGCCACCGTTCATGGCAACTGGAAGAAGACAACGCCGGAGGATGCGTTTGCGCTGTCGCAGACGATCCACAACGACCCCCAGTGGCGTCAGGTTGGGATGGACCCAGAGCGGCACTCGTACTTCTACGACCGCGAGACACAAGAGCCTGTCATGGCTGCGGACGAGGCTTTGCACATTGGTCCGCTGGTTTATGCAAAGAACCCTGTGTACGGAAAAAAAACAGATTTTGCTTTTAGCAACGGCGGTGATGTGTCTGCCGCCATCGCCCTAACACGCCGCTTCACCAAAGACGGCAAAGCTGCTACATTGGCGCTGAAACCCAAGGGGAAGTGATATGGCAGGCATTGTAAACAAGGCACTTAGCCTGACAAACCCATCAACCAAGGTGCCGCCAACCCCAGAAGAAATGACTGGGTTTGCCAATCAGCTTGCAAAGGTTCGTGAAACAAGAACTGGCAGGATGCATCAGAGATACCAGTCCTTGCCGCCAGAACAATCAATCCAAGCCATGTACGGTGACCTTTTGGATTTGGCAAAGCAAGGAAAGCCTGGCAAGTATTGGTATGAAAAAAGCTCCAAGCGCATCCTGCAATACGTTGGGGGTGACAAGGATGCTGCTGACAAGTTTGCACAACTGATTGCCATCTACAGCCCCCAAACAACCGTGCCTGTTAACACTGGCAATGCGATTAAAGCATACAACCGCGCCAAAGCTGGCAGCAAGCTTTGGGATGGGGACATCGTAGATCGTGATCGGACATTCAAAAACATCAAAGAGTCAAGTGACTATGTTAAATCTCTGGGTGGCGAAAACGCTGGCATTACCAAGGTGCCTTTGGATGACAGCGGGAAAAGGTTTTTGATTGCCCGCCACAAGCCTAAATCTTACGAAAACATTGCAACGGCGGATCGCGACCTCAAAGCCCATTTGTTGATGAATGAAGGCATTCCTTTTGAAGGCCGCAAAACCAACAATTTCTACAACAACCTGATGGTTCACATTGACCCATCTCGCCTTCAGGGGTCAACGCAAGACCTTTGGATGGCACATGCGTTCGGCTTCCCAGATGTTGCCATTGGGTCGTCTGGCAAATACGACTTTATGGAAAAAATAACAAAACGTCTTTCCGATCAATTGGGATGGCGACCGCACCAAGTGCAGGCTGCTATTTGGACGGCCATTAAAACGCGCATGGAAGGTGTTGCGGACGATGCCAAGAAGGCCGCCATCAGCAAGGGCATGGCCACAATGCAGATAGGGCCAAAAGGCAAGCCGCGCTTTACGCCAAATGAGGGCGCGGAAGACCAGATTGCAGAACTGCATCGCGATATGGCGCTTGGCAAGAAGGTATCTAGAAAGCATATTCTGGAAAGCGCAAAAGACTTTTCTGATTTCATGGACCAGAATTTAGCACACATCACTTGGGAATCTGCCCCAAGTAAGGATGTTGCTCACCTAAATGGCATTGAAAATTTGTCGCCAGAAGCTAAAGCCGAATATCACGGAATGGCGTCCAAGGCTTTGCAGGACAAAGACGGAAACGATCTTTTGGCAAAATACCTTGGCATCATGTCCCCAGGGTCTAAGGACGCTCCTGGCTACTGGCAGGGCAAAACCAACCCCGCTACTCATACCCAGATGGCATCTACTCGCATCAAGGCGGCGTTGCAGCAACCAGATATTGACGAGCCGTCCAAACATCTTTTGGACATTTACGCTACAGCCAAAGGCTTGCTTCACAAGCAAGATGGAGTTGGCTATCACCGTCCGTTTTACAATCCTCAAATTACCAAAGCAAACGGGATTGAATATCAATTTGACAAGGACTTAACCGATGATCACATCAGAAACATTGGTCAGTCTTTGGATAAAACATCGCCTGGTGCATCTCTTATTCCCGTTAACAACAGAACGGTTAGAATTTTAAACTTTTCTGATCAGCATCAAAACGACCAAAGGGGTTTTCATAAAGCCACCGATAGCGTAATGTCTACTGCTGTTCCAAGCACACACACTGCAACAAAACGCGCCTTCGCGTCCGATGGTAATCTTGTTGAAAACGACTGGAAGGTAAACAAAAATGGCGAAGATTATAGACGCAGGCTTAGTGCCGCAGGACGACCCGATGTTCACGAATTCGTTTCAAGCGTTCTCGCCCCACGGCTCGAAGCGGTTGACCGCGAGTTCGCACAAAAGCACGGCCTCAAAACAGACCCACAACTCGAACAAAGCATCCGAACGCCGCAAGCCGTTCAGCCAAATGTCGGACAAGGAGCATCTAGCTTACTTGGAAACAATGTATCGGGACCACGTCAAGCGTTTTCAAAAGGGGGAGACACAACACCCGCCGCGCCAAGTGAGCCTGAAGGAATGGAAGGAATTTCTGGCGAAGGATCATCCGGTCTTCTAGGAAATGGCCGAAATTTTACAGGTTTCTTCTCCAACATAACGTCAGGTCTGACTGGCGCGCCAGCGTCAAAGGAAGGTTACAAGCCTGCCTTTGACATTTCTGGAATTTCGCCATTTTCACAAGAATATCACAAGCATCTTGGCAAGTTTGACGACCATATTGGCATGTCAATCCCTGGGTTTCGTGAGGTTCAGCAAGGCGTTGGACATGCAATCGCCAATACCTTCCCCGATGGTGGAGATATGATTGACATTGGGGCATCAGAAGGTGCTTTGAATAAGTCAATCAGTGCTTTGACTGGTGGTCGTATGCGTACTGTTGCACTTGATCCCAATCCATCAATGCATCAATCTTTCCATTCTATCTCCAAAGTGCCAGGGGCTGAATATGCCCTTGGTGCTTACGGCAACAAAGAGGACGAAGGGCAGACAGCGTGGACTGAAGACCCAATTTTGCATGACAAAAACGGGGTTCCTCGCCCCAATCCATACGCAGATATGCCAATCAAGTATTACACGCCTGATCGTAAGTTTGACGTTGCTCACGAAGCAATGGTTTTCCAGTTTATGAACAACAACCGCCACGCACAGGTTGCAAGGGCAAAAGAACTCCTCCACCCGCATGGTATCTTGATCAACGAAGAAAAGTTTGTCCCAGGTGAAGGCTTGCCGCAAGACGAATTTGCAGCAAACGAAGCCAAAAAGGACGCTTACAAAGAACGTTTCTTTACAAAAGAAGACATTGCAAAGAAGGCAGCAGCGATCTTGCATGGTAAGCAAGACGAGTTTGCAGCCGAGCAAAAAGCCAAAGAAGCCGCCGTTGTTGGTATGCATGACCTCCAAGTCCCACCTGGAGAAATGGAGAGGGTTCTCAAGAAGCACTTCAAACATGTTGCCCAGATTTGGGATAGCGGAAATTTCAAAGGGTACGCTTCATCTGACAGCCCTGAACATCTCAACCGCTTCCTATCCCATTTGCCAAACATGAACTCTGAGTTTTCCACCAAGCAAACGCCAAGAATTGTTGACCACAAGGAAGACGAAAAAGGCAAAATTGGTGCAGTGGCAGAAACCTTGAGCCGTGGCGGCATAGCCAAAAACATCGAACGTGCATTATCCCTCACTTCGTTGTATGCTCTCGGTCACGACCGGGACGCCGGATAACCTCAGAGGATCGCACCATGGATTTCAAGGCGCTGCGCGCAGCAAAAAACAAGAAGGCCCAGAGCATGATCGAAAGCTCTGGCGGGAAGGTGGATAGCTCCACTTGGACCCCAGATGAAAAGCTGAACGCGGACGCCAAGACGGGTATGCGCCCGATCTCGCGCCGCGCGTTCAAGGCTGGTGGTAAGGTTGATGGCGCTGAAGCCAAGACCAACCTGTCACGCTCCCCGCGTGGGTTTGAACAGAAGGTCGGTCTGGCCAACACCAATCAGAAAGACGCCAACGAAGAGCGCGAAGGCGTCAAGCACGTTGGTGGCCTGAAGAAGGGTGGCCGCGTTGCCAAACTTGGCGGCGGTTTGCTGTCTAACGACCCGAACTACAAAAAATACAGCGCAGCCAAGCTGGACGCCGTTGGCCCCAGCAAAACTGGCGAAGCGTCTGAGCCTATGCCTGACATGTCGGGCCGCCCCAGCAAGGCTGAGATGGACCGTGGACAAGCCGCACTGGACGCACAAACCCGCGCCGACAAGGCCAACGAGGGCCGTCAAGCCCTGCGCGACATGGGAGACAAGACCCGCCGCAAGCATGGCGGCAAGGCTGAGAATTTTGAAGGTTCTGCCAAGGACATGATGGAAGACAAGAAGATGGCAGCCAAGCGCGGCATGTCCATGAAAGAGTGGGAAGCTTCCAGCGCCGACAAGAAGCATGACATGCAATCCGCAAAAGCTGCTGGCGGAAAATTGAAGATGGTCGAAAAAGACGGCAAGAAGGTTCCAGACTTTGCTGCTGACGGTATCGGCAAGATGAAGTCTGGCGGTCGCACCGCAAAAGCTGATGGCGGCGGTATGAATGGTGATGACGAGCCAAAAAAAGGCCCATACCAAATTGTTCACCAAAAAACTGGCAAGGTTGTCGGAAAAGCAAACACCCTTAACGGTGCGCGCAAATCGCGTGAGCGCAACGATATGAACTACGGCAGCTACGCCCACCAGATCATTGACACGGCAACTGGCAAGTCCACCATGAAAGACGGCGGTCGCACTGGCAAGATGGGCGGCGGTAGCATGGGTATGGGCATGGGTATGCCTTCTTCCCCCATGATGCCCGCCATGAACCCGATGGCGTCTGGCTATAAGTCTGGCGGCAAGGCGATGCACGAAAAAGACTGCGCCTGCAAAGCCTGCGGCGGTTCGGCTGGCTACAAGGATGGTGGCGGCCTTTATGCCAACATCAATGCCAAGCGTGAGCGCATTGAGAACGGTTCTGGGGAAAAGATGCGTAAGGTTGGCTCCAAAGGCGCGCCTGATGCTCAAGACTTCAAGGAATCGGCCAAGACCGCGAAGAAGGAAGACGGTAGCCGCATGGCCCGTGCCACTGGTGGCCGTGCCAAGGGGACCACGAACATCAGCATCAACGTAATGCCCCACAGCGCCAACAAGCCTATGGGTATTCAACCGCCGATGCCCCCGATGCCGCCCGTTGGTGGTCCGCCCCCGATGATGCCCCCGCCCTCGCCCCCCCGCATGTCGCTGCCGCCAGGTCTAGGCGCTGCTATGGCTGGTGCGTCTGGTGTTGGCCCCACGCCGCCCCCTCCTGGCGCTCCGATGCCAATGATGGGACGCAAGGATGGCGGTAAGGTTTACCCCAAAATGAAGTACGGGGCAGGCGGTGGCAAAGGTCGCCTTGAAAAAGTTGACGAGTATGGTAAGAACGCATAAGGCGCGCCCTCCCTGCGCCTAATCGTGGCCTCCGGCATTTCTCCAGATGTTGTCGGGGGTCACACCAATGATGAGTGATTAGAATGATCCAGACCGCAAGCAGCGTTTTCGAACGTGAGCTTCGAAGGCTGATAAGCGAAGAGCGACATCATCTTGCCACCAACCTTGTTGGGGGGCATTCAATCACGTCAATGGAAGCATACCGCGAGGCGGTCGGTAAGATCGCCGCGTTGGACTTGGTCATCGAACTTTGCGATGACGCCCAGACAATCGTCAACAAAACCCTCTGAAGGATTAACCATGCCGCATATGCCCATGTTGCACGAAACAGACCCAAAGCTAACCATCCTAGATGCACTTGGTGACATTTCTAATGTAGAATTGTTCCACAATCAAGTGCTTTTAGCCACTTATTTGCGCCCCACCAAAACTAAAAGTGGCCTAATCCTTACGGACAGCCACGTTGATGAGGACAAATACCAGTCCAAGGTTGGTTTGTTGGTCAAGCGTGGCCCCTTGGCGTTCGAACAGGACGGCAATTGGTTCAACGGAATGGAGTTCCACGAGCATGATTGGCTGATTTTCCGCCCGTCTGAGGGCTGGTCCATCACCGTAAACAACGTCCTTTGCCGGATTTTTGATGACGTGAACATCAAAGGTCGGGTCGAAAACCCCGATTCTGTGTATTGAGGAGCAAAACCATGACAGAAGATGATGACATCACGCTGGAACTAGCCCCAGAAGAGGAGCCAGAGGCCGTTGAGGCCCCGCAGGAAGAAGAACCTGCGTATATCACGGAGCTAAAGCGCCAACTGTCCGAAGAAAAGGCCGCCCGCATCAGGGCGGAACAGCAAGTGCATCAGGCAAACCGTGAAACCCACCGCGCCAAGAGCGAAGTGGACGACACAAACCTGCAACTGGTGGTAAATGCCATCGACACGGTCAATCGGGACATCGAATTGCTTAGTCAGGCGCACACTTACGCCCTGCAAAGTGGTGATTTTGACCGCGCGACCAAAATTCAACGGGAAATGTCGGCCAACGAGGCCAAACTGCTCCAGTTGAACAACGGCAAGGAGGCAATGGAGAACGCACCGCGCCAACCTGAGCCACAAATGGCACCGCTGGACCCCGTGGAAGACTTTGCCAGCCGTTTGTCCCCCCGCAGCGCCGATTGGGTCCGCAAGCACCCCGAATTTGTGCGTGACCAGCGCCTGAACGCCAAGATGATCGCCGCCCACAACCTTGCCGTGGCCGATGGCATCCCCACAGACACCGACGAATACTTTGATGCCATCGAAGAAACCCTAAAGGTGACGCCTAAACCCGCGCAGAACGACACTGATGACCAGTACGCTGCAAAGGCCGTTCGCCGCCGTGATGCTGCCCCCGCCGCTGCACCTGCAAATCGCGGAGGCCAATCTGCAAGCTCTAACGTGGTGCGTCTTTCTGCCGCAGAGCGTGAGATGGCCGAGATGATGGGAATGAAACCAGAGGATTATGCCAAGAACAAAGTGGCCCTCAAGAAGGAAGGGAAAATTCAATGACACTCCGCCCCGAAATGCGCCCCAACGCTACCGCAGATGAAAATCCCCGCGACCGCGCTGCCCGCCGTGCCGCAGAACTGCGCGGCCATGCTGCCGACCTAAACGACGATGGCACCGACGAATATTACATCGAACTGGGCATCATCCCAGACGGCTGGTCCTACGAATGGAAGGTCCGCACCATCCTTGGCGCTGAAGACCCCGCCCACCAAGTGGCGCTGGCCCGCAAGGGCTGGGAAAGCGTTCCGGCGTCACGCCACCCCGAACTGATGCCAATGGGGTACAAGGGCGCTGAGATCACCCGCAAGGGCATGGTGCTGATGGAGCGCCCGCTGGAAATCACCCAAGAGGCCAAGAACGCTGAACTTCGCAAGGCGCGTATGCAGATGCGCGACAAGGAAGCCCAGTTGACCAATGCTAAGGGCGGCGAGTTTGATCGTACGAACAAGGGCGACCCTCTGGTCAAGATCAACAAGAAGTACGAGGCGATCCCGATCCCCGAATGATTAAGCCCATCACCATCTACAAATACATAGAGCGTCTCCGTAAGGTCATCAGATCAGAGGGGACGCCCGCCATCCAAGAAGCTTGGGACAAACTGGAGCCGCATGTGTCAGTGTTCATGCCAGCCGTTGACAAATCCGGCGACATCCAGTAACACTTTGTCGCAGTCTCGTGGTTGGGACACGCTCTGCGTAGCGGGGCTGACAGGCCGGAAAGACGGTCAACCATTTTGTCGGAGTGGCGCAGTGGTAGCGCGTTCGGCTCATACCCGAAAGGCCGGAAGTTCAACTCTTCCCTCCGCAACCAGAGAACTGTGGGTCGCTCCCACAGCCAGACCGTAAGGTCGGAACGGTGACCGCAGGGAGAGGCCTGCACAAGATCAAGCCCAGTGGGGGGGTAGAAAAGGCAGGACACCACGGTCCATGCGCTCTGGGTGAAGAAAACCCTCTCTTCAAATCCCTGACCAGCGGGTAGCTGGCGGTAATGCGGCAAGTGCCTGTTTCTACCTAGAGCCAGAAGCTAACACCGCAAGCCAAGGGGCCGTTTCCTTGACGGTCGCCTTGGCCACTAGACAGCCAGACAAATTCCTGTATATTGTGAGCTTATCTCCCCTCGGTGTGGGAGATTACACAATCCCCCCCGTTCTACCCTCGCCCCGGCGCGCGATGATGGAACTCCTGAAAAGGAGATATCCGACATGGCGAATACCTTTGCGCCAAACGGTTTTGCCCAGTACTCTGGTGCTGGTTCTGCTCCGACTTATGAGCAGACGATGGCGGCCATTGCTTCTGGCAATACGACCCCCATCTTCCTGAATGACCCCGTCATGCAAGCCTATAACGCCACTGGCGTTGGCACTGGCTACATCGCTCAGGCGACTGGCCCCGTCACCCTGACGGTGGCTGCAACTGGTATTGCCACTGTGGCAACTGGTGCAATGACGATCACGTTCACCGCGATCTCAAGCTCGACCGCAAACATCCCGACCTTTGCATCGACCAACTACGCTCCGCCCGTTGGCGGCGTTGTGGTTGTGAGCAACGCCACTGGCGTCCCGAACGGTGTGTTCACGATCATCTCGTCCACTGCCACCACTGTTGTCGTCCAAAGCACTGGTGTGGCTGCTGCAACTTCGGCAACCTCGACCCCCGTGGTTACGGTCTACGTTCCTGTCGCTGGCGTGTTTGCTGGCTGCAAGTACCTGTCCACATCGCAGAAGCGCACCGTCTGGTCCAACTACTGGCCCGGCTCGGACACCACCAACGATGTCGAAGCCTACGTCATCACCGACCCGAATGCTCGTTTCATCGTGCAGACGGCAAACTCGAACACCACCGCCACCGCAGTGGGTCAAGCTCAAGTCGGCGAGAACATCGGCTTCAACTGGCAGGACAGCACCGCAACGGGCGAAACCAACGGCAAAACCGCCAATGGCCTTTCGACCATGTTTGCCGACCAGTACACCCTGTCTTCGGCTGGTGTGACGGGCGCAAACGCGGCACTCCCGTTCCGCATCATCGCTCTGGCAAACTACCTGCCAGGTCAAGCCGCGCCGCTTTCGGGCATCAACGGCAACGATGCAACTTCCGGCTACAACGAGATCGTGGTCGGCTTCAACAACGCTATGCCCCGCAACTTCGCTGGCATGTAAGGAGCATAAGAAATGGCTGTTAATCTTTCTGCGATTAAAGACCTTCTGCTCCCCGGCCTCCGTGGGATTGAGGGCAAGTACGAGATGATCCCATCTCAGTACGACAAGATGTTCACCAAGCACAATTCGAAGATGGCGCTGGAACGCACCGCTGAGATGCGCTTCTTGGGCTTCGCACAACTGAAGACCGAAGGCGGCCAGACCTCCTTCGACAACGGCGCTGGCGAACGCTACATCTACAACCAAGAACACGTCGAAATCGGTCTGGGCTACGCGATCACTCGCAAGGCCATCGACGACAACCTGTACAAAACACAGTTCCAGCCGTCAAACCTCGGTCTGATCGAAAGCTTCCAGCAGACCAAGGAAATCTACGCGGCAAACATCTTCAACACCGCGACGACCTACAACGCGTCAATCGGTGGTGACGGTGTGGCACTGCTCTCGACCGCACACCCCATCGACGGTGGCACGGTTGCGAACACCCCCACGACCCAAGTGGAACTAAACGAATCGACCCTGCTGAACGGCATGATCTCCATTCGTACCAACTTCAAAGATCAGGCAGGCCTGAAGGTCTTCGCCCGTGGCCGGAAGTTGATTGTCCCGCCGCAACTGGAACCAGTGGCAATCCGCCTGACAAAGACGGAACTGCGCCCTGGCACTGCTGACAACGATGTGAACGCGATCATGTCCACCGCTGGCGGTCTGCCAGAGGGCTACATGGTGAACGACTTCTTCACTTCGGCATCGGCTTGGTTCCTTCTGACAAACATTGACGGGCTTTCATATATGGAGCGCGTAAAGTTTGAAACAGATATGCAGGTGGATTTTGTCACAGATAACTTGTTGGTTAAAGGCTACGAGCGTTACTCGTTCGCATACTATAACTGGCGCTCCATCTTTGGCTCAACCCCCTCGTAAACAACTAAATGGAGGGGGCTTCGGCCCCCTTCTTTCCTTCTGGGTCTTATTGCCGCCCTGACCGCGCCCAGCGGACCTTGCACAGACAGTGCGGCCACATCGTGCAAAGGAACCCAACATGGGTAAGACTACGTTCACTGGCCCCATCCGCGCGGGCAACATCCTCAACACCTCCGGCACCACCCTCGGCCAAGACGTTAAGAACGTTGGCTCGGTCGTCATGGCGCAGACCTACCCGATCACCCAAGCTTTGACCGCTACCGCGCTGGGTACAACCATTGTGCTTCCGGCCAACAGCCACGTCCTGAACATCCAGATGCTGGTCACCACGGTTTGGAACGGCGCAACGACCACGTTTAGCATTGGCACAAGCGCCACTGCAACTGAACTTGTTGTTGGCGGTGCAGGCAGCGCCATTGGTTTGGTTGCCCTGAACCCAGGCACGGACGCAACGCGCACCGCAAACTGGGATGACATTGGCACCACCGACAAGCGCATCTTTGTCTTGTCAGCCAACACTGGCACTGGCGTTGGTACGATCACCGTACGTTACATCCAAGCGCACGATCTGCCCTGATGCGTGTAGGTAACAAAAAGCCCGCGATGAAGGTCAACACCACCGTTTCGGTGGGGAAACCTTCTAAGTCGGAAGATACCAGCGCCCACGTCACCACTGGCAGCAAGAATGTCGTTGGTGGTCAGGCCGTTCATGGTATGCCATTGATGTCGGCAGCCGCCGCCAAAGTGAAGTAATAGAGGGGGGGCTTAACGGCCCCTTCCATCTCACAGGAGACGACAAAATGGCAACCGCCGCATATCTTTCCGCTGACGCCACGGTGTCGGCCCACCGCGCCTCTGCGGTAACCACCAGCGATGCTACCATCTACGTTCAGCCCACCCGTGCGCTTTACATTGGCGCGGCTGGCAACCTCACCGTTGATATGGCCGATGGTGGCTCTTCCGTCCTGTTCGTGGGCGTTCAGGGTGGCACGTTGCTGCCCATTCAAGTGACCCGCATCTACGCCACTGGCACCACTGCAACCAGCATCGTGGCTCTGTACTGAGATGTTTGTAGGGATTGGCATGAACCTTGTGCGCGGTGGGGCATCTTCGTCCCCCGCTTCCCTCTTTGCAGCTTCAGAACCGGGCGCTTGGTACGACCCCTCTGACCTAACCACACTGTTTCAGGACAGCGCAGGAACCACGCCTGTAACTGGCCCCAACCAGACTGTCGGCTTGATGCTGGATAAGTCTCAGGGGCTGGTGCTTGGGTCTGAGTTGGTCACGAATGGTGATTTTGCGACTGGGACTGGGTGGACGATTACATCAGGGTGGACGATTACAGGCGGACAGGCGGTAGCAGCATCAACGTCTGGAAGTGTGTATGGTGGGGCAGTAACCTCGGTTTCTGGCCGATGGTATCGGGTGGACTTTGACGTTGTAAGTTACACATCTGGCGCTTTGCGTATCACAGTGGGTGGTAATTTCACGACATACGCGGAATTGACGGGCGCGGCGATGGCCGCAGGCCGAAAGTCGGTGCTGGTTCTGGGTGGGGCCATCACGGCACGCGGTGTGGAATTTTACGGTGGGGCTGTTACAGCCACTATCGACAACATCTCCGTCAAACTCCTCGCAGGCAACCACGCCACACAAGCCACCTCCACGCAGCGTCCTATTTACGGGATCAACCCCATCACGGGGACACGCAATCTGCTGTTGCAGACGGAAAACTTCACTGTATCTCCGTGGGCGGCAGCAGTCTTAGGCACGTCGACCCGCACCAACACGACCAGCCCATACGCCTTTGGTCTTGGCCTAATTACTGTCACATCTGCAAATGGCGGCATCAGGCAATCTCGGTCAGGATTGACGAGTGGTCAGCCTTACGCTCTGTCGTTCTATCTTGAGAGTGCGACACCAAACATCAACGTCGTGTTTGAGAACGGCGCTACGGGGTTTGGTGCCACTCACGTCGCATCTATTGATCCGTCGACGGGGGCTTTTTCTGCCGTAAGCGGCTTCACTAGCACGACAAGCGTAGTCTTTGGCACTGGGCGTATCTACACGCTTGTTTCGGCACCTGCTGGCGGGTCACTAATTGCAAACATCGAGTGGCGAGTCACGGCAGCTAGTGGCTCCTTCTTGCTTGGTAGACCACAATTTGAAGCTTCTACCACAGCCACAGCCTACCAGAAGGTCGTGTCGCAGTACGAAGTAACGCAGGCTGGCGTTCAGTCTGCATCCTACCTTGCCTTTGACGGCGTGGATGACGGCATGGTCACACCCACGATCACACCGGGCATCAACAAGGCGCAGGTGTTTGCTGGGGCGCGGAAGCTGAGTGACTCTGCTTCTGGAATGCTGGTAGAACTTGGTGACGGAACCTCACAGCCGGGGATATTTGGCTTTCGTTTCCCTTCCCTTGCTTTATCAGGAGCAACTTTTTCTAGCAGAGGCACATCATCAGCTAATGCTACAGCCGGAGGCATACCGGCTCCATCAACTAATGTTTTAACTGGCCTTGGGGATATTGTAGCGCCTTCTTCTATTTTGCGATCAAACGGCATTCAATTGGTAACAGATACAACGTCACAAGGCACAGGAAACTTCCTCGCTTATCCGATCTACATTGGTCGCCGCGCAGGAACATCAAACCCATTCAATGGTCGCCTCTACAGCCTGATCGTGCGCTTCGGGGCTAACCTCACGGACGGGCAGATCACATCTACCGAAAGCTGGGTCAACGGCGAAACAGGGGCTTATTGATGGAAGTCACAACGATAGCTTGCCCGCCTACCTTTACCGATCCCAATGTTGATCCGGCCACTGCGCCGATCTGGACGGATGGCACAACCGACTATCAGGTAGCTTCTGGGCCACTGGATGGTTACACGACATCTGATCCTATCCAAGCACAGCCAGATCGTGTTAATGTGGTTGTAGGCATGAATGGCCTTGATGCTCTTGCAGCAATGGGATTGGCGGTGAAGAATGGCGAAGACCCCAGCTTGGACCCGTAAAGAAGGACAAAACCCTGCTGGAGGCCTAAACGCCAAAGGCAGGGCATCGGCCAAGGCGCAGGGCCACAACCTAAAACCGCCTGCGCCGTCACCCAAGACCGAAAAAGACGCTGCCCGCAAGAAGTCTTTCTGTGCTAGGAGCGCCGGACAAGCTAAGATGTTCCCAGATGCTGCTGATGATCCAAACAGCAGGCTGAGAAAGGCAAGAAAAGCATGGAACTGCTAGACGAACGCTGGGTGCCAATTCATGGTTATGATGGCCGCTATGCTGTAAGCGATCACGGTCGCGTCAAATCTTTGGCGCGCTTTCGTCGTGGCAGATCAGGCAGCATGGTTCCTGTTCCAGAAAAAATCATGCTTTTGTCTGTCAAAAAACGTTCAGCGACAGGTAGAACTTTGCCTTATGTTGAAGTTAAGCTACGCGATGGATCGCCTAGAAACGTTTGTTGCAAATCGTTTTTGGTTCATCGGCTTGTGGCACAGGCCTTTGTCGGCGAACTGTTTGAGGGGTCGCAAGTTGACCACATGGATGGGGACCATCAAAACAACCACTGGGGAAATCTTCGCATTCTTTCTGCTGCAGAACATGGTAGACTGCACCCGTGCATCACGGACGCTGCAAGAAATCAAAACTTTCAGGATTTAGCACAATCAAGGCTAACAGAGATGCGTAAGACTGGTGAAATTGTGGGAAAGTGGAGGGTTCAGTAATGCGTTACGCTGTCCTTAAAAGCATGGAAGTGTTGATCAGATGACCACCAGCGGCACATATGCGTTCAATCCGGCGCTGGGCGAAATTGTCCTGTATGCCTACCAGAACATCGGGGTCCGTCCGGCTGCGGTGCTGCAAGAGCATATGGAAAGCGCCCGCATGGCGACAAACATGATGCTGTCGCGGTGGTCGAACCAAGGGGTCAACCTCTGGGCCGTTGATCTGGTCACGGAGCCGCTAATACAGGGCCAGACCACCTACGCCGTTGATGGAAACACTATCATGGTGCTGGACGCCTACACGACCACGGACAGCGGGCCTGACCGCGTGATTATGCCGATCTCGCGCACGGAATACGCTTCCTACCCCAACAAGACCCAGCAGGGCTTCCCCACATCGTACTGGTTTGACCGCCTGATCTCGCCCACGATCACGCTGTGGCCCGTGCCGGACGGCTCCTCGGCCACGACCCTGAAGTATTATCGCGTCCGGCAGGTCCAAGACGCCAACCTGCAAAATGGCGAAAATGTAGAAATTCCCTACCGCTGGCTGGAATGCTTTGCGGATGGTCTGGCCTACCGTCTGGCCCGCATCTGGCAGCCTCAGATGGCCGTGGCGCTAAAGGCGCAGGCCGACGAGAGCTACCAGATCGCCGCAGATCAAGACGTGGAAGCCGTCAACACCTACATCAGCCCAATGATCGGGGGCTACTTCCGATGAGCTACGCATCGCGGTCTGGTAAGGCAAGGACAAGCACAAAGAACCCGCAGGCCCACGCCATATGTGATCGGTGTGGGGGGCGGTATAACCATGTGGACCTGTCGTGGCAGTTCGACTGGGCTGGCGCTGCGCTGATCAACAAGCGCATCTTGGTGTGCGATCCCTGCATGGACACGCCGCAGCAACAGCTTCGCGCCATCGTACTGCCCGCCGATCCGCCCGTAATTATGAACGCCCGCCCCGAATACTTCATTCAGGCGGAGACGGATTACCGCATGACGCAGGGCAGCACGGTCAACGCCAAGACGGGCATCACCGTGCCTGGCGGTGATTTCCGTATCACCGAAAACGACAACAACCGCGTCACGCAGCAAACTGGTTTTGCCAATGGCAGCTTAAACGAACAGCCTGGTACCGATCCCGCAGCACAAACCGCGCCGCTGGAAACTGTGGCAGATGTGCCGTATGATAACACGACAGTTCCAGAGACAGGACCGATCTAATGGCGTCGATACAGATACCCAACCTCCCCGCTGCCGTTGGATTGTCGGGGACTGAACTATTTGAAGCTGTCCAGAGCGGGTCTTCTGTCAAGGTCAGCCTAAGCCAGATCATTGCGGCTTCAGCTTCTTCTGGGGTTTTTACCACCGTCACGGCATCAACCAGCATCTTGTCCACAGGTTCGGGCGGTGTGGGCTATGCCACGGGCGCTGGTGTGGCTGTCACGCAATTGACCAGCCGCACAACACAAACCCCGACAACTTCGGCCAAGAAGACTGGGGCCATCACGCTTTTTACCGCGTCAGCCGTGGTTGGGACGTATTTTTCCTTCACCGTACCAAACACAGGCATCTCGGCCACCGACACCGTGGTGCTGTCTGTGCGTGGGGCCACAAACACCTATGTGGCGTCCGTCAGCGCCATTACGGCATCCACCTCTTTTGAAATTACGATGGCATCAGTTGCTGGCACTGCGTCTGACACCCCCATTGTCAACTTCGCCATCATCAAGGGCGTCTCTTCGTAAGGGACACCCGAACAGAACCGTGACAGCCACCAGTGTTTGTTGTATGGTGACGCAGAAGCCCCAATGGCAGGACTGATCTGATGGCATCTATTCAAATCCCAAACCTCCCCGCTGCCATCGGGCTTGACGGCAATGAACTGTTTGAAGCCGTTCAGGCCGGAACCTCGGTCAGGGTCACCCTAAACCAAATGCAGGACTTTTCGTTTTCGGGCTTCCTGCGGTCTGCCAACAACCTTTCCGATGTCGATAGCGTAATCACTTCGCGGGCCAACCTTGGCCTTGGCACTGCCGCGACCACCAACGCAACTGCCTACGCCACGGCGGCGCAGGGCATCTTGGCCGATGGGGCGCTGCAAAGGGCTGGCGGCACCATGACGGGGGCGCTTCTCCTGAACGCCAACCCGTCAGTGGGTCTTCAAGCGGCCACCAAGGAATACGTTGATACCATTGCGGCGGCTGGCGTCCACTACCACGCGCCCGTTCGGGCTGCGACAATCGCAACGCTGACCGCCACCTACAACAACGGCACTGCGGGTGTCGGGGCCACGTTGACAAACTCTGGGACGCAGGCGGCACTGGTTATTGGCGGCGTCACGGCGTCTGTGGCCGACCGCATCTTGGTAAACCAGTCTGTCAACCAGACCACCAACGGCGTCTACACCGTGACGGATGTCGGCTCTGTCAGCACCAACTGGGTGATGACCCGCGCCACGGACGCCAACACCTATGCGCCGTCCAGCCCCACAGCCCTTGGGCAGGGCGATGCTTTCTTCGTCAGCCAAGGCACCTACGCAGGCCAGCTTTATGTCTGCAACACGGCTGGCACCATTACCTTCGGCACGACAAACATCACGTTTGCGCTGATGGCGGAAACTGCGGTCTACTCGGCTGGCACGGGCCTGACCCTGACAGGCACTACGTTCAGCATTGACGGCACGGTCGTCACCCTGACGGGCAGCCAGACCCTGACCAACAAGACGCTGACATCTCCCACCATCAATGGCGGCACAATCTCTGGGATCACCGACCTCGCGGTTGCGGATGGCGGCACAGGGGCCTCGGACGCCCCCACGGCGCGGACAAACCTTGGGGCGCAGGCCACCATCACGGGCGCGGCCACGACCATCACAGGAAGCGACCTGACGGCCTCTAGGGCGGTCATCTCAAACGCCTCCGGCAAGGTTGCGGTGTCGGCCACCACGGACACAGAACTGGGCTACGTTTCCGGCGTTACGAGCGCCATTCAGACCCAGATCGACAGCCGCGTGGTCAGGACATCTTCGATTGGGTCGGCGGTTATTCCCGCCAGCACTACAGGTAACCGCGATGGTTCTCCTGCCGCTGGCTACTTCCGCTTCAACACAACAGTTGGCAAGTTTGAGGGCTACAGCGGCACCGCGTGGGGCAGCGTTGGTGGGGGCGCTACGGGTGGCGGAAGTGACGCAATATTCTTCGAGAACGGCCAGACCGTAACGGCCAGCTATACCATCACGGCGGGAAACAATGCTATGACCGCTGGGCCTGTGACGATCAACGGCGGCGTTGTTGTAACCATCCCCAGTGGATCAGTTTGGACTGTTGTTTGATGGAAAAGATGAAGCATAAACTCTGTAACGGGTGCGGCATCACTAAGCCTCACAGCGACTACCACAAAAGGCCAGAACGGCCCAGTGGTGTTAAGCCACAATGCAAAGACTGCTTGAACAAAAAACGCAAGCTGTTCTATGGCAAAGAGAAGCAGAGTGGAAAAATACGAGAGGTTATCTGGGCTAGGCAGAACATCGCCATTACCTACGAAGAGTATCTAGACAGGTACAACCTTCTTGGTGGCAAGTGTGAGATTTGCAATGGAAAGTTCGATGTTCTTTGCGTTGACCACAACCACAAGACGGGCAGGTTGCGCGGACTACTTTGCACCAGATGCAATCTTGCGATAGACAACCTAGACGAGTCCGTTGCGACTATGGCGAGGGCTATCCAGTACATCCAACTACATGGTGGAATACATGACTAAGATTACAATAGCACCAAATGCTTCT